TGATGGGTGACCTCTCCGACGTCGATCCGGTCGGGGAGGTCATCTGGCGGTTCCTCAACGCGGCCGAGGTCACCGAGATCCTCGGTGGCCCCGACCGTGTCTCCGGGCTGCTCGAAGCACCGTTCCCGCACCTGCGCGTCATCCCCGGCTCGACCGGCGAGATGTCGACGATGCGCGGCCGGATGGTGCACGAGGTGACCCTCGAGCTGTACGGCCCGATGGACGGCTCGGTCGGGTCCGCGGCCCTGTTCCGCATGCTCGCCAAGGTCCTCCGGTTCGCCAACCGCATCCCCGACGGGGCACACCCGTCGGGGCGAGCAGTGCTGTCCCGGCTCAACATTCAGGGCGGCATCACCCGCCAGCCCCTCACCTCCGGGCAGCTGCGCTACGTCGCCACTCTCAACGTGACGATCCTGCCGCCGCAGTGAGGACGCGACACAAGCCGTGCGACTCGTCAACCTCTCCCACTGACCGGACACCTACCGAGGGAGTGGAGAGCCCACCATCATGACCGAGTTCAACGAGAACGAAATCCAGGTCCCCACACGGACCGACGTGTGGCTGGCTGCCAAGGGCACCGTCGCACCCGTCGACTGCACGGCCGACCCCGGAACGGGTTGGTTCAACGTCGGCTACACCCCGGAGGACTCGCTGACCTTCGCCACCGAGCCCACCTTCGGCGAGGTCAAGTCGGCGCAGTCCAACTTCCCGACCCTGCGCTACCAGACCGGCGAGTCGGCCACCGTCTCCGTCGACCTGCAGCAGTGGAACGGCGCCAACTTCAAGGCCGTCTACGGCGGCGGCAGCATCACCGAGATCCTGCCGGCGACCACGCCCAAGCAGTTCAAGTTCGTCCCGCCGAAGATCGGCGAGCGGACCGAGGTCGCGGCCATCGTGCAGGTCAAGAAGGGCGACCTCATCTACCGCACGATCGTGCCCCGCGTGTTCCAGATGGAGGGCGTGTCCCTGCAGCTGCACAAGGGCGCCGAGTCGCGTCTGCCGCTCAAGCTCGCCGTCCTCGGCAGCGACAGCGCCGACCCGTGGTACACCCTCACCAACGACCCGGCGTTCGACCCGGCCGCCTGATCGGCGCCACCCGGTAGGACACCAAACCCGGTCGCTGCGACGGCCCGCTCCCCACCCGGGGGCGGGCCGTTCGCGCATCCACCCCCGAGGGCGCGACACAAGCACCCTCGCCCGTGCACCTTCGGCCACGACATGCGGCCCACCCGCGCCACTCCCAGCCGAAGGGACACCCCGACCATCATGACCAGCAACATTCTCGACCTCGACGCCGCGCGCCGAGAGTCCGCCTTCCCCGAGGGCATCATCGTCAAGCTCGGCGGCGCGGAGTACACGCTCCCGTCCGAGCTCCCGGCCGACACGTTCGACCCGTTCCTCGCGCCCGAGTTCGACCTGTCCGGCCTCATCGTCGCCCTGTTCAAGGACGAGGACGGCAAGGGCAAGGACATCGGCGAGCGGGCCGTCGACCTGCTCGTCCTGCGACCGGCCCTGCCGGCCGAGGTCATCGCGGCGTTCTACGCCTCCCTCGAGCTGCTGTTCGGCGAGGAGCAGTGGGCGACCTTCAAGACGAAGCGCCCGTCGGTGCCCGACCTCGGCCGCCTCGTGTCCGGCCTGTTCCGCCTGTACGGGACGTCGCTGGGGGAAGCCTTCGCGTCGGCCGGCTCGTTCACGACCGCTGGTCCGACGTCGAAGCCGACCTCGCTGGCCGCTACCCCGGACTCGACCCCCGAGCCGTCTGGCGACGCCCAGGCGCCCGAGGCGGGTTCATCGGAGTCCGTCGCCTGACGGCACTCCTCCGGGGCCTCCCCGGAGACGCCCTGATCCACACGCCCACCGGCAAGGGCCGCTGGGACATGACACACGAGCTACTGGCACAGCTGATTGAGGAGGTCGGGCTGATGAACACGGAGCCGCGCCGCGTGCGCGAGATCCCCGTGCTGATCGAGCGACCTTGGGACTCGATCAACGCCGCCCTGCAGCGGGCCCGTTCCGGCGGGTCCGCTGCGCCGCCGGAGCCTTCGGACGAGCCCGTGACGAACGCCAGTGGTGGGGTGACGGCCACCGGTGCCGTCGCCGTCATGAAGGCCATGGGCGCGATCCGTCACGTCCCGACGCCGCCGGCCGACGCCGCCGTCGCCGCTGAGGGTGGTGGCGTGAGTGAGTGACGTCGCAGGCACCCTCGAGATCCCCGTTGAGTCCAACACCAAGGGCTTCGGCGAGCGGCTCAAGGCCGCGATCGAGAAGGAGACGCGCAACCTCGCCGCGAAGATCGAAGTCGAGATCGACAAGGCGGGGCTGCGGGACAAGCTCAAGGCTGCCGTGGACGAGGCCGCGGCCGGTGTCACCGCCAAGATCGCCGTCGAGATCGACACCGACGGCCTCAAGGCGAAGATGGCGGCCGCGGCCAAGGCCGCCGGCGCGGAAGCCAAGATCAAGGTCGTCGTCGACGGGCTCGGCGAGGCCGTCGAGAAGGAGAAGGCCAAGGTCGAGGCCCAGCAGAAGGGCCGCCGCGGGTGGCTCCGGCTGCCGCTGCGCGCCGACGGCGAGGGGTTCCTCCGGTCGATCTTCGCGGCCCGCGTCAAGGGCCAGGCCATCGCCGACGCCAACCCGATCAAGGTCAAGGTCAAGGCCGACGAGAAGCAGAAGTCCTCCGACTTCAAGCTGCCCGGCTGGCTCAAGCCCGAGGGCAACGCCCGGTCGGCGTTCATGCCGACGGTGTACCTCGGCATCGCGTCGGTGATCCAGCCTGCCATCGCCGCGATCGGCGGCTCCCTCGGTGGCCTCGTCGCCATGGGGTCCTCCCTCGCGCCGATCTTCAACCTCGTGGGTGCCGCCCCCGCCCTATTCATGGGGTGGGCCACCGCGATGGGTGTCACCCGTATCGCGTTCGGTCACCTGTTCGGGCCGATGAAGAAGGTCCCCGAGTACCTCGTCCCGATCCGCAAGGAGTTCGAGAAGCTCCGACCCGAGCTCGACAAGCTCAAGAAGCAGGTCTCGGGGGCGTTCTGGAAGCCGCTCAAGGACGACATCGAGCCCACCGGCAAGGTCCTCATGCCGATCCTGCGCAAGGGCCTCAAGGGTGTCGCCACCGAGATGGGGGAGACGGCCAAGCAGACCGCTGCGTGGCTGCGCACGCCCCTGTTCAAGGGGCAGGCGAACACGATCTTCTACTCGCTGCGCGGCCTCGTCGACGGGTTCGGTTCCGCCCTCCTCGGCGCCGCCAAGGGCGCCGTCAACCTCGCGACCGCGGCCGCGCCGCTCGTGGGCAAACTCGGCGACGTCCTGCGCGACTTCGGCAAGTGGGCCCAGGGCATCGGCGACACCGCCGACGAGCAGGCCCGCCTCGCGGCCGGGTTCGAGACTGGCTACCAGAAGGCCGCCCAGCTGTGGGACATGACCAAGAACCTCGGCGGCGCGCTGGCGGACATGTTCCGCGCCGGCCGCGCCACGGGCGACTCGCTGCTGCGCACCCTGCAGGAGCAGATCCAGGCCTTCCACGACTGGACCTCCTCCGTCGAGGGCCAGCAGAAGATCGCCGACTGGTTCGAGTCCGTCGAGCCGGTCGCGCGCGCCGCCGGCCGCGTCATCGTCGAGCTCGCCAAGGCCCTCGCGCGCCTGTCCTCCGACGGCCACACCGCCGCGCTGCTCGACCTCATCGCCGCCAAGCTGATCCCGGCGCTCGAGAAGGGCCTGCGGCTGCTCGGCGAGAGCCTCGGCCCGCAGGTCATCACGTTCGTGTCCAACCTCGTGACGATCCTCGCCGAGCTGTCCGCCGCGGGGTCTCCGCTCGCCAGCGTCCTCGGCGTCCTCAACGAGTGGCTGACCGCCGTCATGGCGCTGCTCGAGGCCAGCCCGCAGCTCGCGTCGAACCTCGGCGTGCTGCTCGGCGCGTTCCTGATGTTCCGGTCGCTGCGGTTCTTCACGGGCATCATCCCGATCGTCGCCAAGTTCTTCGCGACCGTCCGCGCCGGCGGCGCCCTGTCCATGGGTGCCACGCTCGCCATGCTCGCGTCGTTCTCCGGCATCCTCGCCGGCTGGCCCAAGCCCGTCCAGGCGGCCACCATCGCCCTGTCCGCGTTCCTGCTCCTGCGGCCCAAGCTGCAGGCGTTCACCAAGACGACCGGCTGGGGCAACCTGTCCACCGGCATCAGGATGGTCGGCGAGGCCGCGGTGAAGTCCGGCGGCAACATCGGCAAGTTCCGCGACCAGATGTCCGGCTTCACCGGCGCCCTCGGCTACGGCGGCGGCGCCGGGATGGGCAAGGGCCTCAAGGGTGCCCTCAGTGGGGCGAAGTCGGCCGCGTCCGGGCTCATGGGGCTGCTCGGCGGCCCGTGGGGCATCGCGCTGTCGGCCGCGGCCGCCGGGATCTCGGTGTGGATGGAGAACGAGGCGAAGGCCAAGGAGATCGGCGACGCCCTCACCGGCACGATCGACAAGCAGACCGGCGCCTTCACCGGCCAGAGCGTCGCCACCGTCAAGGAGGCCCTCCTCGGTGACCTGTCGGCCGAGGACATCAAGCGGGTGCAGGAGCTCGGCTTCAACTTCGACGACCTCGCCAAGGCCGCCCTCAACGGCGGCCCCGACCTCGAGAACGCCAAGCAGAAGCTCGACGACATCGCCGGAATCGACTGGCTGTTCGTCAAGGACGACGCCGACATCATGGAGGGCCTCGGCGCCTCGATGGACCGCGCCTCGCAGGGCGCCCAGCGGGCCAAGGTCCTGTTCGACGAGAACGGCAACGCGGCGGCCGGCGCCACCCCGAAGGTCAACGGCTACAAGGCCGCGGCGGATGCCCTCGCGACGGCGACCGACGCCGCCCGCGACGCGCAGGTCCGGCTCAAGGCGACCCTCCTCGGGATCTCCGACGCGGAGGTCGACGCCGACACGGCGCAGGCGACCTACAACGCCACTCTCGCCGAGGCGAAGTCCCACATGGGGGAGTACGTCAAGACCGTCGACAAGGCGACGGGCAAGCTCGACCTGAGCAGCAAGGCCGGCCGGTCGAACCAGGGCGTGCTCAAGGGGCTGCGCACGGACGCGATCGCCAACTGGCAGGCCATGCTCAAGAACGGCGAGGGCGTCGACGCCACCCGCGCCGCGATGAACAAGGCCAAGGGCGAGTTCGTCAACGTTGCCACGAAGATGCTCGGCTCCAAGGCCGCTGCCGAGGCCATGGCGCGGGAATACGGCTACACCACCGAGACCGTCGACGGGCTGTCTGACGCGATCGGTGATGTCCCCAAGCAGAAGAAGGTCCAGATCACCGCCGAGACGATGGCGATTCGGGCCGCGGTCGCTCTCGCCAAGCGTCTCCTCGACTCGGTGCACGACAAGACCGTCTCGCTGACGACGATCTACCGCACCGTCGGGCATCAGGGCGCCCTCGTCGCCCACAACGAGCGGCAGCTCGACCGCAGGGGCCTCGACAAGAAGAACGGCGGCATCGTCGACTTCTTCCGCAACGGCGGCATCCGCGAGGGCCTCAAGGCGTTCGCGCGCGGCACCGAGAACCACCTCGCCGAGATCGCCAACGCCGGCGACTGGCGAGTGTGGGCCGAGCCGGAAACCGGGGGAGAGGCCTACATTCCGCTGTCCCCGGCGAAGCGGGCCCGGTCCATGGCAATCCTCGAGGAGGTCGCGGACCGGTTCGGTGCGGCACTCATGCCGCAGGCGGCTCAGGTCGGCGCGAGCCGGGTGACGTCCACGGCGAGCACGCCCCGCGCGTCGTCGGCTACGCCCGCGGTCGCCAGCGGCCCCTCGATCGTGTTCGAGCCCGGCTCGGTCCTCATCAGCAACCCCGCCCAGGAGACGGCGAGCACGACGATCACGAAGGTGACTCGCGACATCGGCCAGTTCGGGCTTTTCGCAGGAGATGACTACTGATGGCGCGTGAGCGGATCTGGTTCGACGAGTGGGAGCTCACCGACGGCACGGTGCGGGATTGGGAGATCCGCGACGGCCTCGACGAGGTCGCAGCCATGGTCGGTGACAACCTGACGGTCGCGAACCGGTCGGGCTCGATCTGGACCCCGAAGGTGATCGGGGAGGGCAAGTTCACCATCCAGATGTGGCTCATGGGCGACACCCGGCAGAAGGCCGACGACGCGTGGCGGACCCTGCTGCGGGCCGTGTACCGGCCGCACCGGCTCGTGCAGGTGAAGCGGCAGATGTCCAGTGGCGAGATCGTCTACGCCAACGTCGAGGTGTCCGGCACGATCTCCCCGACGCACCTCGGCATGCACGGGTACCGCGCCTCGATCACCTTCACGGTGCCGATCGGGGTGTGGCAGTCGGTGCAGACCTACCGCATGGACTCCATCCCGTCGTCGACGATGCCGCACACCCTCTACCTCGACGACTTCGCCACGTCGACGGCGCCGCTCGAGATGCTCGAGTTCACGATCTTCGGCCGGATCACGAACCCGAAGCTCATCGACAACACCGACGGCGGGTACGGCGACTCGCTGACCTACATGGGCACGATCCCGTCGGGGGCATGGATCCGGTTCAAGGCCGCGTCGTGGTCGGTGGACTCCTCTGGCACGACCGCGAACCAGGCGCTCATCAACCCGACCGGGCGCCGGTTCCTCACGCTGAGCGCGGCCAGGCCGGGGGACCGGCCCAGCGTCCAGCTGCAGGGCACCAACAGCGACGCCAAGACGCACATCGGCGTGTACGGCCGACGCTGCTACCTCTGCTGAGGAGGGCGCGACCTAAGCACCCGTGGCCGGTCATTGTCCGGCCACTATGGGTGTCTTTCTGCGCGCGTACGACCGAAACGGCACGGCTCTTGGGCTGATGCCCGACTTCACCGACCTGTCCATCCAGACGGTCGACAACGAGCCGGGCACGATGACGTTCAAGTACCTGCGCGACGGGGTGAACAACGCCTTCCTCGACCGGGACGAGCTGTTCCTGGCGGTCAACGAGGACGGCATCGTGTCGAGCGACCTGTTCATCCTCGAGGACGACACGGACGACCCGGCCAGCGCCCTGACCCGCAAGCGGTGGGTGACCTGCTCCGCGCGCGGCTACATGTCGGTGCTCGAGCAGGCTGTCGTCTACCCGAAGGGCGCCAACGCGTCCGGGTCGAACCTCTACGGCCTCAAGCCGGAGTACAAGTTCGACGACGCGACGCCGGGCAACATCGTGGCCGTCCTCATCAACGAGGCGAAGATCCGCGGCGGCCTCAACGAGCTGCAGTACGACTTCGTGACCGCGACCGACTCGGCCGGCCGGGCGTGGCCCAAGAAGTACGACATCACCTACCCCGCGGGCACAAACCTGCTCTCGCTGGTGACGGACATGATTAACGACGGCTGGGTCGACGCCCGCGTCGAGGGCCGCACGCTGCGCCTGTTCGTGCCCGACACGTACTTCGGCACCAAGAGCGACATGCTCCGGTACGGCCAGAACGTCCAGTCGGCGCCGCGGAAGCGGTCGCGGCGCAACATCCTTTCCCACGTCCTCGCCGCCGGCGACGCCGACAAGAAGGCCACCGTGCAGGTCGCCAACACCGGCACCGCGTCCCGGTTCGGCCGGCGCGAAGGGTTCGCCTCGGACGGGCGCCTGACCAAGACGGCGCAGCTGACGAACCTCGGCAACCGTGAGCTGTCGCAGCATCAGCAGTTCAAGGAGGCCTTCACCCTCGAGATGGTGATGAACCCTCCGGGGCCGGGCGAGTACTGGCCGCGGCCGGGCATCGACTTCTTCGTCGGCGACCGGATCTACTACGACCGGGCCAAGATCGACTCGCAGACGTTCCAGCCGCTCCTCGTGCGCTCGATCACGAAGAACTGGGGCGACACGTTCCGGGCGCCCACCTGCTCGATCGAGCTGGCCGACCTGTTCGTCAAGCAGACGACGCGCACCGCGCAACAGGTGTCCGCGATCACCAACGGCTCCACCGGTGTCCGGCTGCCCGCGCCCCGCGCACCACAGCGCGACACCATCCCGCCGGTGCAGCCCGCGGCGTGCACCGTCACCGGTGACAGCAGCCTGTACGACGAGGGCATCCGCAAGGTGTGGCGGTCGAAAGCGACGATCACATGGCCGTTCGTCGATCAGGACTCCGACGGCACGATCCTCGAGGACCTCGACGGCTACGAGGTGCAGGTCGCGATCAACGGGTCGCCATGGTCGGCGGCGAAGACGTCGAAGGACACCCAGGAGCTCGTCGACGGGCTCAAGCCCATGGACCTCGTCCGGGCGCGCGTGCTCGCCAAGGACATCTTCGGCAACCGGTCGGACTGGACGTACTCCGAAGCGGTCTACATGCCGGTCGACACCACGCCCCCGATCATGCCCACCGACCCGGTCCTGACGCAGAAGGCCGGGGTCGTGTCGTGCCGCTGGGACGGCATGGGCCTGCCCGGGCCTGCGGCGATGCCCGAGGACTTCGACCACGTCGTCGTCGAGCGGTGCCTGTCCTCCGGGTTCGCCGGCGGCGTCATCACCGTTGACCGGCTCTACCAGGCCGACGCGGTCGCGCTCGTGACCGGGCTCCCGTACGGGGAGACGTGGTACTTCCGGCTCGTCGCCGTCGACGTCAACGGCAACCGGTCGATGCCGTCCGCGGTGCAGTCGATCGCGACCGAGCCGCTCGTCACGGGCGACCTGCCGCAGCAGATCCTCGACGACATCGATCAGGCCCTCTCCGACTCCTCCAACACCAAGGCCCGGGTCGACACGTGGACCTTCTCCGGGCAGACCAAGATCGACGGCGGGCAGATCCAGGCCGACACCATCGACGGCGTCATCATCAGGGCCCACACCATCGGCGCCGACCAGCTCATCATCGGCGGCGCCACCAACCTCGTCCCGAACGGCACCGGGGAGTGGGGCACCCTCGGCGGCCTGTTCCCGACGACGTCCACGTTCACCCTCGACACCGTCGACCGGCCGACCGAGATCCGCGGCGTGTTCAAGAGCGCTGCTGGCGCGTCGACGCATCAGCCGCCGTCGCTGTGGTGGGACGTTCCCGAATCTGGTGGCGAGTACCTGTTCGAGATGTGGGTGAAGGCCGACAAGCCGAACTCGCGCATCTACGTCGAGCTCCGCGATCAGGACGGGAACCACGCCGCGACCAGCACGGCCATCGGGACCGAGACGACTGGTGTCGTCAGCGGCCTCTACCCGGTCGAGAACCTCATCGTGCCGACGGTGTGGACCCGCTACAGCGCCAAGGTGGTCGCCAACGCCGGCGTCACCCGCATGCGCGTCGGGCAGATCTTCTTCAACCACGCCAACGGCACCGAGCAAACCGCCGCGCAGTCCATCGCGATCCGCGTCCGCGGCCGCGGCACTGGCCGTCTCCTCGTCGACGGGTCGATCGAGGCCCAGCACATCAAGGCCAACAGCATCAAGGCCGACTCCATCGAGGCCGGCGCGGTCACCCTCGACAAGCTGCAGATGGGCGTGCTGCGCTCGAACCTTGTCGCCGACCCAGGGTTCGAGGACACCTCGGCCCTGACCTACTTCACCGACCCCGGACAGGGCCTCACCTACCAGTGGCGGCAGGCGCGCACAGGCACCGGCGCGACCGTCTACCGGTCCATCGGCAAGGCCCGCACCGGCGTGCGCCGGCTCGTCATCGGCGTCGACACCACCGGCAGCACGGCGACCATCGCCCGGGGCTACACGTCGACATTCGCAGTGGAGGCGGGCAAGACGTACCGGGTCAACTGGTACGCCCTGTCGAACGGTGCTGGCGCGTCCGGCGCCGGCGTCGCCAACCTCACCGTCGAGGCCATCTTCGGCTCGAGCTCGTCGACGCTGAACGAGGCCGCGCCCGTGGCGGTGTCCGACGGTGTGACGAACCCGCCCTACTCGGCGTTCACGTCGATCACGAGCAGCTCCTACAGCGGCGACAGCGGCGACATCGTCGTCGACCCGGCGGCCACCGACCTGTTCTGCGCGCTGCGGTTCACCGTCTCCAACGTCGCCGCGGACACCTACGTCTACCTCGATGACGTGTCCGTGGTCGAGGCGGGCGCCGGCGGGGCCTCCGAGCTGACGTCGGCCGGACTGCGCCTGTTCAATAACGAGGGCGACGAGGCGACCGCGCTGGTGTCCAACCGGCCCGCCTACTTCACCGTCAACCGTGACGGGGCCGCGGTCGCGGGCGTGTCCGACACGGGCGCCGGCTCCTTCACCGGGCTGACCGTCGTCAACACGGTCGACGCCGCGAACGGCCTCGACGACTACCCGGGGCTGATCCTGCCCGGCGGTGAGGACCACGCCGACCGCATGGCGCGCCTGCCGCAGGGCGCCATCCAGCAGGTCTACCGCCGCGACGCGCTGACCATCGACAAGATCCGCACCGAGTACGGCATCTACGAGGTGTCCTGGCTGCACCAGCCGGGCCGGCTCTACCGCCTCGTGTTCACCGGCGGCACCCTCACCGCCAACACCGGCGCGCCCGGAATGGTCGGCACCGTCCGCCTGCGCTACACCATCTCGAGCGGCCCTGACGTCGCGGCCGCGACGCCGTCGATCCCCGGCAACAGCCAGGTCGCACGGGCCGTGTTCGTGCCATTCCCCGCCAACGGCGTGCCCGTCCCGATCCCGGCACTCACGATGCAGGAGAGCCTCGTCGCGGCCGGGTCTACCCCCCGGAACATCCGCATGATGCTGACCGTCGGCACGACCTTCGCCGGGGCCACCGACTACCTCAAGCTCGAGAACTGGGGCGGCTCCTCCGCGCCGCACCCGCTCGAGTGCATCGTCGAGGACCTCGGGGTCGACGTGCCCGACACCTGGCAGAGCAACAAGGGCGGCGGCACCCTCTACACCGGCGGCACGGACTCCACCGGTGGCGTCACCCCGACGACGCAGAAGAAGACCTACGTCACGTACTGGACCGCATCGGGCAGCCAGACCCGCCGCGGCAACAGCCCCTACGGCGACAACACCATCAACACGGCCGTCGACAGCGGGAAGGTCCTCTCCGGCTACTACTCGTCGACCAACGGCAACCAGTTCGCGCACATCGCCTTCACCGACCCCGCGACGGGCGGCTCCGAGCCGGGCAAGACGATCACGAGCGCGATCACCGCCTCGACGACCATCCAGAAGGTCGAGGTCTACGTGAAGTGCGTCAGCACCTACTCCTCGAGCGGCGGGTCGCAGCGGTTCGGCATGCAGAACCTCACGAACATCTCGAACGCGACGGCCGTCTCACCCTCGGCCGACTCCTCGTACGGGAACTACATCTCGTTCACCGAGGGGCAGGGCAAGTGGGTCACGCTGCCGGTCGGGTCGTGGAACGTCATCAAGAACGGCTACCGCGTCGTCATCATCGGCCCCGGCGTGAGCGGGTCGCGCACGAACTACCTCGGGTTCGCCAACCACACCGCCAGCGGCAAGCCGCTCCTGCGCATCACGTACACCCGCTGACCCCGCGCGAGGACGCGACACAAGCCTCGGCCGTCAGGGATCGTGCGTCCCGCGGTGGGGTTCGCGGAGGACCCCCGGGATGGGCTCGTCAGCCTCCCGGGGGTCCGACCCCGCGCGACCACCCCGACGAGACGAAAGCCACCACCCCATGACCGAGCTGCCAACGTGGCTGACCTACGCCGTCGCGATCGGTGGACCTGTCGGCGCGGTCGGCGGCCTTGCGGGTGTTTCCGCCCTCATCAAGGCCCGCGCCGAGCGGCAGAAGCTCAGCGCGGAGGCCGACAAGGTCAAGGCCGAGACCGACAAGACCGACGCGGACGCCGCCGAGAAGCTCACGCAGATCGCGCTCACCCTCGTCGAGCCGATGCAGCGTGAGGTGTCCCGGCAGGCCGGGATCATCAGTCAGCAGGACACCCGCACCCTCGAGCTCATCTCCCGGGTAGGGCAGCTCGAATCCGACCAGCACACCCAGCGGATGCTGCTCGTCGAGCACTCCGTGTGGGACCACCTCGCCCTGGCTCGGATGAAGGCCGTAGGCGTCGAGGACCTGCCGCCCATCCCACCCCTGTTCCCGCCCCGCACGCCGCCGGCCGCCGAGGTCAAGGTCGAGGTCACCACCGCGACCGCCGAGGCCGCGACGTAAGCACCCCCTCGCGGCCACCCTCGGGCGCGTTGTGGCCCGACCCGCGGGCCCGCATCCCCCGGGAGGGCCCATGGAGTTCCTGCACACCCTGCTCACGTACCTGACGACGAACGCCGTCGCGATCGGCGCCGTCGTCGGCGCGGTCACGCCCGTCATCGTGTCGCTCGTGTCGCGGCCGACGTTCTCGGCGCGCACCCGCACCCTGATCTCGGTGGCCGCGGCCGCCGTCATCGGCACGGTGCTGACCCTGTCGAACAGCCACATCGAGGGACCCGGCGACTTCGTCGCGGTGCTCCTGTCGATCTACGCCTCCTGCGAGACCTTCTACCAGCGGTTCTACAAGGCGACTGGCCTTGCGCAGGTCATCGAGGCGGCTACCACGCCGAAGCCGAAGGATGACGGCCCGGGCCTCGACGAGCTCGAGGCGGCCTGACGACACGCCGCGCGCGTGCGCGCCCATAGTGGTTCGCGCGCACGCGCGCGGTACATCTTGCTCGAACCTTGCGCTAGCCCCACCACGCATATTTAGGTTCGGCTCGCTACACTGACCGCAGAGGTGGCCGCTCGGGCTGCCGGAGGTCGATCGTCACAGGTGCTCAAAAGCGGTGCCGCTGTTGTGTCCACGGGACAGGAAACTGTCGCGTGTACGGCGGATCAACACCATTTGAGCGCGCGAGTCAAAAGGTCCTTCATGGGTTGGGCCTGGTCGCCACGACATGTGGTGTCGCGACTAAGCGACGGGGACGCCGAACGCTACGGTTACGATCCGGCACACGAACCCTCCGGTAGACCGAGCGGCCATCTCTCATATCGCGAAGCGTGAGTGCGCGCGCATTGCAATAGGGGTGTGCGCGTCTAGCAGCGCGCGCTTTGCGTCGTCGCTACGATGCGCTTACAGCGGAACAGCGTCCACGCTCACCGACACCCCACCGGGAGAACCCCACATGTCAACCGATCCGCCCCGTCCGATTCCCGACAAGGCGCGCGTCGACATTCTCGTCTCGCAGCTCGAGCACGTACTCGATGAGCGGCAGTACGCCGAGCTCCTGGCTGACTCCATCATGCTTCCGGTGCGCACTGTCGAGGACGCCTCACGCCAGGCCGCGTTCCGCGACCCCCGCCTTATTCGCCGGTCGGTCGCCGCGGCGACGTTCCTCGTGAACAGCGCCAATAGCGAGGTGCGCGCGCGCAGCGGTGAGGACATCTCGACCAAGGAGCGGCGCAGGAACACTGAGATGTTCCGCAACATGGTCGGCCACGAGCGGCAGATCCTCTTGGAGATCAACAAGCTCGAGAAGGCGCGCGCTGGCATCCTCGACACCTCACCAAACCCCCGCGCGCGCACCAAGGAGCGCGTCTACCAGCTGCTCTTGGCCGGCGAGACGATCACGCCCGAGCGCGCGCGCCAGATCCTCGACGAGGAGGAGGAGAAGGTCCGTGAGCAGAAGCGCGCGCGCAAGCAGCAGGCGCGCGCTGCGCGCGCAGGCGGCGGTGGCAGCACTGGCCGTTCGCGGCCGGCCGCGCGCGCACGGTACTGATCTCCGCGCGCGTCCTGCACGCGCATCGCACGTCCTCTGACGCGCGCATCCGACCGGTTCGGGTGCGCGCGTCACTGTCTTAGGGCGCGTGCATACTCAAACCCTTGGCGCTGTCGCCGATGTGCGATAGCGTGCAGTTACTAAAGACGTACCCCGGGAGAGCGTCCCCGGGCCCGACAGCAGATGGAGAACCACCCGTGGCAACCACGTTCCGCAAGCCCACCGGCCTCCCGTCCTGGCCCATCACCCTCCTCGCCGCTGGCGAGAAGAAGGGCAAGACCTACACCGCGATCGAGGCGACCGCTTCGCCGCTCGTCGGTCACGGCTTCGTCGTGTCCTGCGGTGAGGACGACCCGGACGAGTACGGCCTGATCCCCGGCGCCCGCTTCGACATCGCCCTGCACGACGGCACCCACCGCGGCATGCTCGAGGCCCTCAAGGACGCCTCCACCCAGCCGCGCGTCGACCCGAGCAAGCCGAACCTGCTCATCCTCGACGGCGCCGGCCGCTGGTGGGAGCTCCTCTCGGACAAGGCCAACGAGGCCGCACACCGTCGCGCCAAGAAGGCCGCCGAGAAGTACAACAAGCCCTACAGCCCTGACGACGAGGTCACCGTCCACCCCGACCTGTGGAACAAGGCCAAGAACGACTGGTACGACGTCGTCGACGTCCTCCGCGCCCACGACGGCCCCGTCATCGTGACAGCCCTGCTCGAGAATCAGGTGGTCATGGACGCGGCCGGGAAGCCGACCAAGGACCGTCACTGGAAGATCAAGGCTCAGAAGGGCCTTGCGTCAGACGTCGGTGCCGTGGTCGAGGCCCCGGAGTACCGGGAGTGGTACGTCACCGGCACCCGGTCGGTGCGGCGGGAGCCGGTCAAGACCGGCGTCTACGACCGGAGCACCGCATTCCCCGACTTCTCCATGGATGCGTTCTGGCGGGTGCTGGGTCTCGCCGACGCGGCCGAGGTCGGCCAGCGGTCGCACAACATCATGTCCACGGCAGACGGCCCGGGGGCGGATGAGGACGTGATCCTCGTCGACGAGTTCCTCGGTGACGTGCAGGCCGCCGTCAACCTCGACGACGTCGAGGCCCGGCTCCCGGCACTTCGCGACGTCTACACCAAGTACGGCGAGCGGACCCTCGCAGGCATCCACACGCAGGCTCCCGACGGCACCCCGGTCAACGGCGTGCAGCTCGTCGCCGGGTGGCGCGCGCAGGTCGACCAGCAGATCGCGGCCGCGCGCGCCGAGCGGGAGCGCGCGCAGCAGACCGCCGGTGCGCCCGCGCAGCAGGACGAGGCCGCGCGCGCGCCGCAGGGTGAGGGTGCGCGCGAGGCGCGCGCACAGCAGGACCAGCCCGTGCACGCGCAGAGCGCGCCCGCGACCGAGCCGGACACGCGCACCGAGCCGGAGGGCCAGCGCGCGAACAACGAGTACCAGGCGAAGCAGACCGCGCGCGCCAAGCAGCCGCGCGACCTGCAGCGCACGTTCATCCTCTCCGAGTTGGAGGGGCAGGCGTCGGTGCTCGGCGCGACCCCTGCGCAGTTCGTCGCGTCCATCGTCGCCGAGTCGGGCGCGGAGGACGTCACGGGCCTCGACACGCTCGTCCTCAAGGCCCACGCCCTCAAGATGCGCCCGGGCGTCATCGAGGGCCTGCGGGCGCAGGGACGCACGGCTGAGGCCGACGCGTACGCGGGCATCGGCAAGGGCACGTTCCGCATGTGGGCCGAGCTGATCGGCGCGCACGACGTCGACGCGGCCGACCGCGCGGGCGAGCCGGTCAACGCCTGACGCGCACGCGCACGCGCACGCAGCGGACAAGGGGAGGGCGGGCAGTCACTCGACTGCCCGCCCTTCGTCGTGCGCGCGCGATTCCCCGTCGGTGCGCGCACGCCCGCGCGCGCTACAACGTGGTGAGCGCGCGCACCACCGGCCCGTCGCCGCTGATCTCGTCGCGCGGGTCCCGTGCGCGCGCGCACCAGCTGTCGAGCGCGGCCGCAGTGTCAAGGTCCGGTTCGAGCTGGAACGCCGGGAGGAACTGCGCGTAGACGACACCGTTCGGCGGCAGGGCCCACACGCCCGCGCGCCACGAGGTGAGGACCGGCTCGTACCGGGCCTCGAGTTCGGCGGCCGGCACCAGCGACCGGTCGGCCAGGACATCCCACGACGCGCCGTCGTAGGCCTCGATCATGAGGGCGAGATCGACGGCCGCGACGGACGCGACACGCAGCTGCTGCCGCACCCGGTAGGTGAGCTCGCCCGGGCGGTGCGGGGTCGCGATGTCGGCGACGAGGTCACGGGACGCGTCGGCGAGGTCGACGGCGAGGGCCGCGAGGACGAACGCCGCTCGGGCCCGTGGAGATACAACCCGGTCCGCCATGCGCCAATCGTAGAGCAGGGGCGGGTGGGGCCGGAGTTGACAGAATGCATTCCTCGCGCGTACGCGCGCGTGCGCGCCTGTCGCGCGCCTGCGCGTTGGGGGTGGTGTCAGGGGTGTCGGCCGAAAGTGCACTGCAGCCGGTGCACTTTGTGCAGTCGGCGCGCCGCGTGTCTAGTTGCAACCCTTGCCCGAGATGAGCGGGTGTGCGAAACTGCAGCCACACGCCGGGATTGCGTCCCCGGCCGACACACGGGAGAGAACCCCCATGACTCAGGTCACCGACCCCAGCACCGGCGGCATCGGCTTCGCCACGGCCGCGCAGCAGTACCTCGCGCACATGGTCGCCGACCGCATCGTGTCCAAGGCCAAGGGCCTCACGACGAAGATGCGCGCCGCCGCCGACGAGCAGCTGCTCGACCGCTTCAACAACCCCGGCGTCGAGGGCCGGCAGAAGTCCATCGAGGTCCTGCACGACGGCGTGCACATCGGCACCGTCACCGTCGTCGAGCCCAAGGGCTCGTTCTACGTGGCCGACGAGGGCGACCTCATCGAGCACCTCGAGGAGACGAACCCCGGCGCGCTCGAGGTCAAGGTCACCGTCCGCGGCAACGTCCTCAAGACGATGACCGACCCGAAGAACGTCGCGGTCGCCGAGGACGGCACGGTCTACAACAAGAACACCGGCGAGACGATCCCCGGCCTGGCCTACAAGGCGGCCGGCCCGGCGACCACCACCCGGTTCACGCCGTTCACCGGCGCCGGCGCGCAGGAGAAGCGCGACGCCCGCGACGAGGTCCTCGACCAGCTCGCGGCCGACTTCGACATCGACGCGCTCGTCGCGGCCGCCGACCGGCAGCTCGAGGCCCACGCCACTATCGAGGGCACGGTCGTCGCGCACCAGGGCGAGGAGTCCGCGGCATGAGGCGCGCGCCGTTCATCGTCCCCGAGTCCGAGGTCCTCGCGAACCTCGCCGGCGGCAACCGGATGATGCGCGCCGAGCGCGACGCCCGCTCCGACCGGCCCGCCCGCCGGGAACGGGGCGTCATGACCCTCGCCGCCATGCCGGCCGAGCCGCCGACGCCCGAGCCGTGCCGCGACGAGGACCCGGAGATCTTCTTCCCCTACGCCAGCCCGGACGAGGGCGAGCACAGCTACCCGCTCAAACAGGCTGAGGCGGAGATGATGCTCGAGCAGGCCCGGCAGGTCTGCGGAAGATGCTCGGTGGCGGCGGCGTGTCTACAGGGCGCGCTAGAGCGTGACGAGCGGTACGGTGTGTGGGCTGGTCACGACTTCAAGTCGGCAGAGACCCGCAACCACCTCAAGAGGACTGGCCGTCAGCGTTCGGCCTAGGCACCAAGGCAAGGACCCCACCCATGCTTCCCCCCACCTCGCGGCGCGCCTCCCGTGCTGCCGCCTGCCCCGGGCGTACGTTCGGCGGCAGAACTCCACATGGAAAGACGACGGCGGCCTCTCCGCTCCCCGGTTGGCCCCGGGTGTGTCGAGCAGATCGCCGCCGTCAGCCCCACCAAGCAACTACCACGTCTCCGGTGAGGACACTCATGACTGTACCCGCAAGGGTCCCGTCGGCACACGCACTCGCAGCCGACACGCACCTCCCCATCCAGAACCCCCCGACCGTTGATGCAGCGGCCACCCTCGCCGCTCTCGTGGCGCGGCCGCTGACCGACGGGGCGTTCAAGATCGCCGCCGCGATGCTCGTCCTGTCCCGGGATGGCGCCCGCTGGCTCGGCCTCATTGAGGTCGCCGAAACGTCCGGTATGACCCAGGGCCGCGCCCGCCAGTTCCTCGGCGAGCTGGTCCGCGCTGGCGTCATCACCCGCCAGAAGCGCCTCGAGTACCGCAACGGCCAGCCCACGGCCCGCAACCGCTACGCGCTGGCGGTGATCGCGTGAGCATCGAAGCCATGTCGGCCGTGTTCTCGATGAACGTCGGCGACTCCACCCGCAAGCTGGTGCTCCTCGGGCTGGCGAACCACGCCCACAAGGACGGCACCTGCGCGTACGCCGGGGCCAAACTCCTGGCCGAGTACGCCAACTGCTCGGTGCGCACCGTGCAGCGGCACATCGCGGTCCTCCTCGAGGATGGCTGGATCCGTGAGGGTGACCAGTCGGTCATCGACCCGCGCATCCCCGAGCGGTACCGCCCGATCGCCTACGAGATCGCCCTGACGGACGAGGACCGGGAGGCGTGGAAGGACGAGCGGGAGCCGGGACGCCGCGACCAGTTCGCCGGTCACGGACAGGCTGGCGGGACCAAGGCAGCAGCGAACAGGGGTGCCAATCTGACACCCCTGACCGAGGCACCGCTTGACAGTACGGGTGACCCTGTGGATAACAGGGGTGCCAAACTGTCACCCCTGCCGGATGAGGCCTCAGGGGTGACACCTGTGACGCCCAGGGGTGACACCGGTGACGCACTAGGGGTGACACCCATGTCACCCAAACCGTCCATAGAACCCAACAAAGAACCAACTACCCCCGCCGCTGACGCGTCGGGCGGCCGGGACTCGTCCCTCATCAGCAATGACGAGGGACAGGCGGACGGCACTCTCGCGCTCGAAGGCGTCGTCGTCGAGGCGAAGGTCGAGACCCAGCGCGAGCAGGGCTACCGGATCGTCCGGGGCTACCTCGACTGGTTCGAGAAGAAGACCGGCGCACCCATCGTCGGCAAGGCCCGCATCGTCGAGGCCCTGCGCAAGTCCTACGTCGACGTCGCCCTGACGGACGGCGCAACCGAGGACCAGATCAAGCTCGCCCTGTGCAAGAGCGGCTCCGAGCAGCCACCCATGCCGCAGTTCCGCCGACTGCTCCGCGAGGAGATGGGCGGCACCAACCTCGCGACCGTGGACAGCCGCTTCGGCCCCCGGCACAGTTCGTACAGCGACGAGGTCTGGAAGGACGGCTCGTCCCTCCCCGCAGCCTCAGAGTCCGAGGAGGAGGCCGCGGCCCGCGCCGCAGCATGGTTCGACCAGCCGCAGCAGCGCCGCACCTCATGACCACCCAGCCCGACCCGATTACCCCCTCCGTAAGCGACCGGAAGGCAGACACGCCCGTGATGGACACGACCCACCCCGACACCACCTCGCTCGTCGAGGGCTCCGAGGGCCAGATGGTCCCGGCCCTGCCCACGACCACGCAGACCCGCGAGCAGTACGAGCGGGCCCTCGCCGAGGCCGAGCGCATCGAGGCCGAGCGCATCGCCGACGAGAAGGCCCGCGCCGACGCCCGCGCCGCGAGCCTCCTCGCCAAGGCCAAGCACCTCATGGAGAACGCGGCCATCCTCACGCCCAAGGAGAAACTCCCCGGCGACGACCACTCCGCGTCGTGGCAGGACCCGCGCGAGGCTCAGAACGAGGGCATCATGCGCGCCTGGCGCGAGTCGGTCACGGCCGCGAACAAGGCAGCCCTCGCCGCGTGGCAGCTGGCCGACGTGCAGGACCCGTTCGCCAAGCGCGTCCTCGGCCAGTTCATCGACGCGCTCGACGAGCCGTTCCCGGTGAAGCTCAACGTCGTGCTCGTCGGCCCGACCCGGACCGGCAAGACGTCCTCGGCCATCGCCGCGGGCCACTACGCGGTCCGCCGCGACCGGCCGATCCGCACCATGTTCGTCACCCACCGGCAGTTCCTCGACCGGATGGACTACACCAACAAGCCGGAGCGGAAGGCCGAGCAGGACGCCTACCTGCGCCGCCTCAACGACGCCAAGCTCCTCATCGTCGACGACTTCGGGGCCGCGCTCGACCCCACCAAGGCCGTCACGTCGTTCGTCAACACCCACACCCTCGCCCTCGTCGGCTCCCGTCTCGAGGCCGGCAAGGCGACCATCATCACGACGAACCTCAACAAGGAGCAGCTGCTCACGATGTTCGACGCGCGCATCGTCGGACGGATCACCGAGTCGGCCGTCCCGGTGCCGCTGCGGACCGTCCTCGCCGACCAGATCGACTTCTGACCCGGCCCGCGCGGCTGTGCGGGCGCGTCGCAAGCGAAACCGCACAGCCGCGCAATACCGTGGAGTGTCCAGACTCCACAGGAAGGGCGTCAACCCATGGCCCCCCGCTTCAAGATCCCCACCAGCCGGGGGTTCACCCTGGCTGACAAGCGCAACCAGCGCCTCGAGCGCGTCACCCTCCTCATCGTCGTCGCCGTGGCCGTCATCGCGGCCGCGATCTCCTTCGTGGCCCTCCGCTGGGTCGGCGAGTACATCAACATGGGACCGATCGCGTTCCTGCTCCCGCTGGCCATCGACGGGTTCGGCATCATCTGCGCGTTCGGGATCGTCCGGTCGCAGTCGATGAACGAGCCTCTGCGCAAGCGCGCGTCGGAGTGGGTCGGCCTCGGCTACGCCCTCGGGCTGTCGGTGGCCGGCAACATCGTCCACGCCCTGTCCGCGATCACCGGCGCCAAGCCGCCCATCTGGCTCGTCATCGGGTTCGTGTCGGCCATCCCGATCATCGTCGCCTACGGCATCCACCTCCTCGGCCGCGCCATCGACGGCGGCGTCTCGGCGCACGTCCTGGCCGACGACCCCGACAAGGTGCAGTTCGATCTTCGCCAGCTGGGCGACGAGAACGCCCCGGCCGCTGCGCCGGCGCCGCGCAAGGCCGCCCCGAAAGCCCCGGCTCCGGCTCCGGCTCCGGCCAAGGCCGCCCAGGCGACGCCGCCGGCGGCCGCGGAGTCTCCGGCCAACCTGCGGCCGCTCGTGGACCCGCTCAAGGAGGCCGCCCGAGCGGAGTTCGACCGGATGCTGGCCGCCGACCCGCAGGCCAAGCCGGACGCGTCCGCGATCCACCGCACGATCGAGTCGCCGAAGAACCCGGCCACGACCCGCCGCTGGGTGAGCGAGTGGTTCGAGGACTACCTCGCCTCGACCGGCGCCACCCGCCCCGAGCTCGACCTCCCGCAGGCCGACGAGGAGCGGAAGGGCGACACGGCCACCGGCTGACACACCGAGCATCCCGGTCAGGGTCACCCGTCGTAGCGACGCGGGTGGCCCTGACCCTTGCCCGGGACCTTTAGCGCCTGTACGCTACCGAGTGATCGGACAAGCGTCCCGATCCCCGACACGACCGGAGGACCCATGACCGCCACCATGCCCACCGATGCCCGCACGAACGCCGACATCCACGCCGACTTCGACGAGCACGCCGCCGAGCTCAGCGCCCGCGCCGACAGGGTCCGCTCGATCCTGACCGACCTGCGCGACGTCGTCGAGCAGGCCAACACCCTGCGCCACCAGCTCAAGGGCGAACTCGATCGCGGCCTGCCCGCATTCGACCTCGAGGGAGGCTTCCGCGACGGCACCCGCCCGAGCGATGTGGTCGCCCTGCCTCTGTTCCTCGCCCGCCGCCTAGCGCCGGCCGACGGCGAGGACTACGCCCAGGACCTCGCCGCGATCGACCTCATGGACCTCGCGATGAAGCGCCAGCAGGACAACCTCGACGTCGACGCCGCGCAGATCCACGAGCTGTTCCCGCTCGGCTACGACGAGCCCGTCACGGGCCCGACCGTCCACAACCACGGCCCCGAGGACGGGCCCGGCCTCGCCTGCCCCGAGCGCCTCGACGGCACCGGCGCGCTGCGCGGCGCCTGCATGGACGAGGAGGCCGCCCGTGGCGACGCTCACTGACACAACCGTCATGACGCCGGCCGAGATCAACGCCGCCATGGCCGAGGTGCACGCCGCGCTCGGCGCGCCCGAGTGGGCGCGGGCCGTCGCCGCCACGGGCGTCAAGGTCCGCCTCGACCGCGGCTGGGGCCACCTCGAGACGAGCAGCCTCGGATTCCCGCCGATGCTCATGCACTGCAACCCGTACCTCTGCCCGAGCCCGGACGCGTGGCACGGCCAGTTCCGGGCGTGGGTCGTGCGCAGCGAGTGGGAGCCCGTCGGCTGAGGACGCGACACAACGACTCCTACCCGGCCAAGGTCCCCGTCATTGGGCCCGCAGCTGACGGCCAGGTAGGCATGCCTCTTTCCGCGAAGGGGCGCGCGGGTTCAAATCCCGCGGGTCGCGGACAGCTGCGGGCCCTTTCATGCTCAAATCCATCCACCACGCCCGAATCGGACACTCACCGTCCCGGGCGCCCAGCAGAAAGAACACCCACGTCATGAGCTCTCGAAGTCGCCGCACGTCCATCCTCGCGGCCCTCGTCGCTATCCTCGCCACCGTCGCCGCGATCGTGCTGACGGCACCCGCGACCGGCGCGGCCACCCCGACAGCCACCTCCCCGAAGCGGATCATCAAGGCCCTCAGCGACGGCACCACCGTCGCCACCTACCAGTACGGCACCTCGAGCCCCGAGGACCAAGTCGGCGACGTCTACTACGACGCCGATTGGGCACCCGGCACCCACCCCGCGATCGTCGTCGTGCACGGCGGCTGGTGGCACAACTCCTACCGCACCGAGTCGACCATCACGCAGGTCGCGCAGAAGTTCTTCGCAGCCGGGTTCGTCGTCTACAACATCGACTACCGCCTCGCCGCCGACCAGTACCGCCCGGACGGCTCCGGCACTGTCAACCCCGGCGACCGCTGGCCGGCGCAGCGCATCGACACCGAGCTCGCGATCCAGTGGCTCAAGACCAACGCGGCACAGTTCGGGTCATCCTCGACCCGCGTCGCAGCGTTCGGCCACTCGGCCGGCGGGCACTTGGTGACCCTCGGCGCTGGCTTCTACAACAGCGTCACCGTCGCCGCGTCTGTCGGCGCCGTCCTGCAGCCGCACCGCACCGCCGACATCGTCCTCGGCTACAACACCGGCGACCCGTCGACGCCGACCATGGTCAAGTCCTTCGGGTACATGACCTCCACCATCGGCTGCTCCTACGAGCCGACGTGGTCGATGTGCGGCGGCAAGTGGACGAGCTTCAAGCCCGAGACGTACTACGGCGCCAACAAGCCCGCCATCTACGCGATCAAGGGCGAGAACGACGGCGTCGAACCGGTGTCCGCGCTCACCGCCACCGACTACTGGCTGACGAAGGCGGGCCAGGAGCACAAGACCGTCGTCGCCGCCGACCGCGGCCACGACCTTTCCAGCATCCTGTCGACGAACACCGCCGACGTGCAGCGGTGGAACGACATGGTCGCCTACATCAAGGCCCGCACCTGACCGGCCCTGTGCCGCAACCAAGCCGGGGGCGTCGTCGACGAGAACCGTTGACGGTGCCCCCCGCTCGTTCTACCGTCATCCCCAACAGCCCGGAAAGCGTCCCGGGCTCGACACCGAAGGAGCGATGTACCCATGGCCCACCACCACAACGACGAGTCGTTCGAGTCGATGTGCCTCGGCAAGCAGCAGCACGAGACGAAGGCTGACGCCTCGGCTGGCATCCCCTCGATGCGCGCGCAGTACGGCGGGAAGTTCCGGGCGTACAAGTGCCTGTGGGGCAACCACTGGCACATCGGGCATGTGTCCCGGGCCCGGGCCCACGCGAAGAACCACGCCCGCAACTGGCGCCGCGAGAACGCCTACGTCTGAACGACACCCACACGACCGGAGCCCGCGCGTTGGAACCCCCCAATGCGCGGGCTTCCTCTATGCTGCGACTGACCGGACAAGCGTCCCGGTCACCCGACACCTGAGAAGGGAACCCAAACCCGTCATGCTCTACGTGATCTTTGCTGTCGTCGCGCTGCTCGTGGTGCTCATCACCACTGCCGTCGCGATCGTCGGCCGCAACGGCGGTGCCGCGGCCATCGCCGCCGTCGCGTTCGTCCTCCTGCTCCTCGTGACCGGCTTCGCGTCCTTCACGAAGGTCGATGCTCGCGCCGTCGCGATCCAGACCTCCTTCGGGCAGTACCGCGACACCATCCAGTCCGGCGCCCACATGCTCTCGCCATGGTCCGAGGTCGAGGAGTTCTCCACCCTGGCGCAGCCGCTCGACCTGTCCGACCTCGACGACTCCAAGGGCAACGCCGTCAGCGTCGCGTTCGCCGGCACCGACAAGAACAGCTCGGGCGGCAACGGCATCGTCAACGCCGTCGTCCGCTGGCGCATCAACCCGGCCAAGGCCGAGGACCTCTGGAAGAAGTACAAGACCTTCGACACCGTCCGCGACTCGCTCGTGCTCTCCGAGGCTCAGGACGCCTTCCGTGAGGTCATCGGCCAGTACGCCCCGAACGCTGCCCGTGCCGGCGCCAACATCAGGCCCATCAGCGACGCGGTCAAGACGGGCCTGGGGGCCCGCCTCGTCGACGACGGCATCCTCATCGACTCCGTCTCGATCAAGGGCGTCCAGCTCGATGCCGCCACGGCCAAGAGCCTCGAGCGGACCGTCATCGCGAACAACAACGTGGCGACGGCTCTCGCCGAGCAGGAGCGCGCCAAGATCGACGCCGACACGGCCAAGCTGCGTGAGCGCGAGGGCGCACTGACCCCGGCCGCGCAGGTCCGCTACTGCCTCGAGGTCGTCAACGCGTGGGACGTCCAGAAGAACGGCCCGCTCCCGGCCACCTTCAACTGCGGCATGGGCGGTCCGGGGGCGAGCATCCTCGTGGGGGCGAAGTGACCCGCCGCCGCGCGGCCGCCGCGCTCGTCGCCGTGACCGCCGCCGTCGGGCTCCTCGGAGCCTGCGGGGCGTCCGGCTTCATGGACAAGGCGCAGGAGACGTTCAAGGACGCCCCCATCGGGCCCCGCATCAACAAGCCGGTCACGATCATCGAAATGCCTGACGGCTACGGCAACATCGCCACCGTCTGCGTCGATGGCATCCGCTACAGCACCTCGACGGTCGGTTCCGGCCAGAGCGAGGCCCGCGCCATCAGCATGGTCGCCGACCCGTCCTGCAAGGACGCCCAGCAGTGACCGGGCCGCAGAACTTCGAGCGACTGCCCGACGGCACGACACGTCCGGCGCGCGAGCTGCCGACGCCGTGGTGGATCCGCTTGGAGCGGTGGATCTTCCGCCGCAACGAGACGGCTCGCCCCGGCCCGGCCCGTGAGGCGCTGCGGGTCCGCTGACGAGCACGCGACACAAGAGGGCTCGGTCGTCCACGTTTCTGTGGTGACCGAGCCCTCTCGCATTCCCCTGGCACCGCGCCGCATCGACTACGTGCGGCTCTGCGACGTGCCCCCAGCCTTCCGGAACCCGAAGAAGCACTCCGATCCGGACATCAACGCCTCGATCGAGGAGCACGGCTTCGCCGACGCGGCCATCCTCGACGAGCGCACGCAGCGGCTCGTCGCCGGCCACGGCCGCACGAAGGCCCTCGTCGACATGAAGGCCCGCGGCGAGCAGATCCCCGACGGCATCATGATCGACGAGGACGGCGAGTGGCTCGTCCCCATCCAGCGCGGATGGTCGTCCAAGAGCGACGCCCACGCCGAGGCGTTCATCATCCTGCACAACCAGCTGGTCGTCGCCGGCGGCTGGGATGACCGCCTCCTGGCCGAGATGCTGCACGACGTGCACGCCGCCGACGCGGCCCTGTTCGACGGCATCGGCTTCGGCGCCGACGAGCTCGACGACCTGTTCCGCGTCTACGACCCGGACCGCGACGGCCTCGACGACGACACCGAGCCAGCCCGTGTCGACGACGACGAGGACGACCTCCTCGGGGACGACACCCCGACCCCGGCCAAGGACCGGATCGTCATGTGCCCCAACTGCTACCACGAGTTCATCCCCGGAAAGGACGACTGACCCATGTCTCGCCGCCGTTCGCGCCGGGAACCCGGCCGCCCCACCCTCCTCGACCGCGACGTCGAGGAGAAGCTGATCGAGGCCACCAAGATCGGCACTCCCATGGGCCTGGCCGCCGACTACGTCGGGATCTCCAAGCGCACCTTCGAGGACTGGATGCGCCGCGGCCACAACGAGCAGAACGCCCGAGCGGCGGGGGAGGAGCCCGACCCCGTCGAGACGAAGTACCTCGAGCTGTACGAGAAGATCCTCAAGGCCCGCGCGCACGCCACCGTCACCTCGGCCGCGCTCATCCGCAAGTCCGCGGTCGGCGGGCAGGTCACCGAGGTCACGACCCGCAAGTACCGCGACACCGAGGGCAACGTCGTCGAGGAGAAGTCCGAGAAGCGCACACCCCCGGACTGGCGCGCGGCCGCGTGGTGGCTCGAACGGCAGGAGCGCAGCCACTTCGGCAAGCAGGTCACGGTCGACCAGAACGTCAACGGGCAGGTCGACGTCACCGTCAACGTCCCCGAGCTGGCCGACAAGATCACCGGCAACCTCGCCGAGGCCCTGGCCGCGGCGGCGACGCCGGCTCAGATCGGTTCTGACGCAGACCGAGACACCGTCGACATCGGTGAGGTCATCGCCGAGGTCGTCGAGTAACCACGCTGCACGAGTCTGCCCGAACCAGCACCCCGAATGCCCGCGGCGACCTACCATGGATACCGTTGGCCCCGCCGGATGGTGGGTGCAACTCGGGGAGCCCAGCAGCGTCGGGCTCGGACAGGAAGGACCCTCACCCACCCATGCCACCACTGCAGCGCGTCCTCGGCGAGACCCGGCTGGTGTTCTACCGCAGGCTCCTTCCATGGGGAGCCACGGCGATCACGGGCCTGTTCCTGATCGCGATGGTGTGGTCGATGATCGCGGGCCGCGATGACCGGGCCGAAGCGATGGCCGTCGTCGCCGGGTTCATGGCCTTGATCGCGCTCCTCGGCTGGGACGTCGTGCGCATCCTCAGCCGCGTGGAGCGCGCTATGAACGCCACGCAACCGAAACCCTAGCCACTGTCGTAGCACGCCGGTACGGTGTGCTCACCGCCTCGGACAAGCGTCCCGGGGCACGACACAACGAGAAGGAAAACACCCATCATGAGCGGTGAGACTGTCATCACGATCATCGGCAACCTGACTGCCGACCCCGAGCTGCGCTTCACTCCCTCCGGTGCTGCGGTCGCGAACTTCACGGTGGCCTCGACGCCCCGCCAGTTCGACAAGCAGGCGAACGAGTGGAAGGACGGCGAGACGCTGTTCATGCGCTGCTCGGTCTGGCGCGAGGCGGCCGAGAATGTCGCCGAGAGCCTGCAGCGCGGCATGCGCGTCATCCTGCAGGGCCGGCTCAAGTCCCGGTCGTACGAGACGAAGGAAGGCGAGAAGCGCACCGTCGTCGAGCTCGACGTGGACGAGATCGGCCCGTCGCTTCGCAGCGCCACGGCCAAGGTCAACCGGACCATGCGCGACAAGTCCGGCCAGGGCGGGTTCGGCAACGGCGAGGGCTCCGGCGGCTACCGCCAGTCCGGCGGCGGCGCCGACCCGTGGGCCACGGGCGGCGGCCAGCAGGGCAACGGCGGCGGCTGGGGCCAGCAGGCTCAGGGCGGCCAGCAGGGCGGCGGCTGGGGTCAGCCGGCGCAGGGCGGCGCGGCCTACTCCGACGAGCCCCCGTTCTGATCGTCCCGGCCGGGTAGCACGACGAAGGGCCCCCACCACAGACGGTGGGGGCCCTTCGGCTGTTCAGAGCCCGATCGACAGCGGCAGCGTGATCGACACACCGGGCAGCTGGACGCCGATCCCCGGCTTCTGCGTGTCGCTGACCGACGGCTGCGGGTTGGCAGGTGTCGCAGGCTGGGCCGGGGTCGCCGGGTCCGCGCCCGGCTGATCCGGGTCCGTGCTGCCCACTGGCTCGTCAACGGCCCCGGGCGGCTGCGGGGTGCCCGTGTCCGGTGACGACGGCTCAGGCGACGGTGAGGACCCGCCGTAGGCCGGGCCCAGCATCGTGGGCGAGCCGCCCGTCGGTGTCGGCCACGGCTTCTCGGTGGGGATGCTCTTGGTGGGGGTTGGCAGCAGGTTGGTGATCGTCGGCGGCTTCCCCCTCGACGTGGTCGCCGGCGTCTGCGGGACACCGTCGAGGAACGACTCGTCGACCGCGCCAGCCAGCGCCGCCAGGACGGGGGCGTCCGTCGCGCCGATCATGATCTTGTCCCGCGCCGTCATGTAGTCCCACACACGCTCGTACGCGGCCCGGTTCGGGTAGTTCAGCCGCGCCTCGGCCGACGGGAACATGTAGATCACCGCCATCTGCTGCCCGGACAGGAACCGGTACGACGGCGGAAGGTCATCGTTGCCCTCGTCGGCCAGGACGCGCCACACCGTGCCCTTGACGGGGTTGCGGCACTCGGCGGTGTCAGAGTCGAGGATGCGGCACTCGAGGTGCGCCGCCCTCGTCAGGGACGTGAACGCCGCGTCGTCGAACATCGACTCCGTCATGGACCGCACCGCGGCCACACCACCCAGCGACGCCGCGGCGATCACCGTGACCAGCGCGGCCGTCGTCAGTTTCGCCCGTCGCGTCATGGGCCGGCCCTCGCCGTCATCGCCCATCTTCTGCATCCACGAGGGCGCAGGCGCGGTCCCTTCAAGGATCGAGTCGAACGTCGGAGCGTCCGGCATGTGCTTGCGCACGAACCGGCGCACGTCGTCCGCGTGCTCCTTCGGGAACAGCTCACTCAGCCGCTCGACGGCGTTCTCGAACGTCTGGTCCTTGCGCAGCACCAGCGTCTTGCCGCCGACCTGCGGGGACACGACGTACGCGTCACGCTTCACCGCCGGGCTGACGATGACGGTCAGGTCATCGAGGGCCGACTTGCGGCCGAGGACGGTCACCTGGTGCGCTTGTGGGTCGCGGCCTCGCCAGCGAGCGAGATCACCAGTGCGAGGTCGTCGAGGGACTCGCGGGCGTCGACCGGGTCAAGGTCAGCGACGTCGATGCGGACACCCTCGGACACGAACGCGACCGGGGCGTGCCCCGTCAGCGGGCGCGTCTCGACCGACGCGTCGACGTCAAGGGTGTCGACGAGGGCGGCCGCGTTCTGGCGGCGGAACTCGCGCAGCATGGCGTGCTTGAGCTGGGCGCGGTGGGCCTCCCGCGGAGCGATGCGAGGCGTCAGGGCCTCGGCGACCTCACGCAGACCCCGCCCGGACCGGCCAGGGGAGATGGACCCGTCGAGGATGCCGGCAACCGTCTCATCATCGAGTCGCATGGCGTTCTCCTTGGGCATTAGCGATCACCTTTTCCCCACCGACAGTCCTCATGGACAGCAGTCGGAGGTCGGGTAGTTGGGACGCGAGCCGACGTGCACCACGGCTCTGTAAATTACGAACGTTCGACGGCGTCGTTTGCATCACGGACGCCACCTGCACTACGTCGAGCCCGTCGAAAAACCGCAGCACGAGCGCGCGCCGCTGGTTCGGCGGGAGCGACTCGAGCGCCTTCGCGATAGCCACCCGCATCTCGCCGACGCGCTCGGCGTCCAGGGCGGTCTCCTCCGGCGTGGCGTCCTGCGAGACGAGGCTGGTCGGCATGCCCACCGAGAGCATGTCGGCCGTCGGGATCTCACGGGAGCGGGGCATGGAGCGGAACTCGTCGCGCACAGTGTTGCGGGCGATGGTGTAGACCCACGACTCGAACCCGGATGGCGACGTGGTGTAGGTGCTGATCTTGTGGACGATTTTCATCCACGTCTTGCCGTCGAGGTCCTCGGCCAGATGTGGGTTGCGAACCTGCCGGTAGATGAACCGGTACGTCGCGTCGTGCAGCGTCTCGAACAGGTCGCTCAGGGCGTCCTCCGAGCCTGCTGCAGCTCGTTGTGCTAGGGCTTCGATGTCGGCCCGGCGGGCCTCATCTTCGGGCATGCCGGCCTTGCGCCGTTGGGCGAGGATCATGGGTTGGTACTGCTCCGAGTCAGGGGTTTGGGTGAAGGAACCACTGCTAGGACCCGCCTTACCAACCCCGCTCTGCTTGAGGGTCGCACCGCTATCGGCCGGTCCTTCCTGAATGTTACATGCGAACCCTGTCCGGGTAGGTTGGGGGATTTTGCCCCGATACAGGAAACGGGCCTGGGGCCCGGCACCCTTGCGTTGCGCGACTGTGCGGCACTACAGTCAGCCCCACGAACCACCCGCCCGGACAGCGTCCCGGGCCCCGACACTCCGAGGGGTATCCCCATGCCACGCACGCCCGTCATCCGCGACGTCAACCACCCTGACTTCCCGCACGGCACACCGAAGGGCCGCCACCGCGGCTGCGCCTGCACCGACTGCCGCGCCGCCAAGCAGCGCCGCAACAAGCAGCTCACGTCCCTGCGGAACCGCGGCATCAACTCCAAGACCATCGGCGAGCCGAAGGTCGCCGCCGTGCTCACCCACGTCGACAACTGCCTCGCCATCCCCGGCGTGACCGAGGCCCACCTCGCCAAGGTCGCCGGCGTGTCGCAGAACACCATCGCCCGCGCCCGCCAGACCCTCCGGCTCAGCGGCCGGTCAGCGGCACGCATCATGGCGGTCAAGCCCGCCGACCTCGCCGGGCGGCACCGCGTGGACCCGGCCCCGTACGTCCTGATGGTCCGGCAGATGCAGGCCCTCGGATACGGGCTCAGGTGGCAGGAGAAGCACTCGGTGGCTGGCCTGCACCAGATGATCTCCATCGTCGGCCGGGGCGAGCAGAACCTCATCGACCGCCGCGTCGCCGACGCCATCGCAGCCCTCGCCCGCAAGGTCGGCGACAAGCCCGCCGAACCGGGCCCGGGCCTGACGCCCATGAGCATCGCCACGACCCGGCACATGGCCCGCCGCGCGGGCTACTACCCGCCCGCCTACTACGACGAGGACGGCACCCTCGACTACCGGGCGCTGCCTGAGCACCCGTGGACGATCATCGAGGAGGCGTGCCACGACAAGCTCGACCGGCTCGCCCTGGCGCTGCGCAACCCGACCCTCGGCGGCCGCGCGCTCACCACGCAGGTCCTCGGCCCCCAGCCGCAGGAGGACACTCCCGAGCACACCGCGTGGGACACCATGGAGCGCAACTTCACCCGCATGCTCAAGCGCCTCGGCATCCGTCAGATCGACGCCGAGGGCCCGGCCCGCCGCGTCGAGCTCGCGGAGTTGCTGTGGAAGTTCCGCAACGGTGACGGCAACCCGGTCGAGGTGTGCATCGACCTCGGTCTGCTCGACCCGTCCGCGGCCGTCATCCCGAACGACCACCCGGCGGTCGCCGAGGAGCGCGCCCAGCAGCGCGAGGATCGCCTCGCCGCCAAGCGCGCCCTGTCCGCCGCCGCCCGCGAGGCCGCCAAGGCGGCCGCCCCCGCGAGGGCCGCCGCATGACCGACACCCGCCCGGACCGGCGCCGCCGCATGCAGCCGCTCCCGGGCTACCTGCTCCACGTCCTGCACCTCATCCCCGCCGACGGCGTGTGGATCGACGACGACGACCTCACCGCGCAGGCCCTCACCGGGCACCGCGTGCCCCTCGACGAGGACGGCCGCATCCTCAAGGTTCGCCAGCTGTGCCGCCACGGCTTCGTCGTCATGGACCGCTCCGGCGATCGGCCGCGCTGGACCCGCACCCCGAAGGGCTCGCACGCCCTGGCCGCGCGGCTGCGTCGGCCCATGCCCGGCCGGAGCGCGTCATGAGCGGCGGCCGCCCCTCGGGCGACGTGCAGTTCATCCAGCCGGTCACCGAGGCGACGTGGAAGGCGATGCCGTGGGCGGCGCAACGCCGCTTCCTCGACAACATCAACGCCGTGATCCGGGCCCTCAACGCCGACCCGCGCACGGCCGCCATCGTCGAGGAGCGGCGCGAACTGGCCGCGATCCGGGCCGAGGCCGTCGAGGCTCGCCGCGCAGTCGTGGCGGCCTACGCCGAACGCGAGGCCATCAACGAGCAGATCCGGGTGGCTCGCGCCGAGCGGGACAACGACATGATCCGGGCGCAGGCCGCCGAGGACCTCCTCGCGGAGAACACCCTCGCGGCGGCGCGCCGACGCCTGGCACAGGCCACGAATGAGGCGAACCCGAAGCTCACCGGCGGCCACCGGCGACTGCGGGCCGCGTCATGACGGGCACGCTGCCGTTCGATGTGCCGGCCAGCCACGCGCTCCTGTCCGACTGCGGCCGGTACCGCTACTCCCTGACCCGGCAGTGGCGGTTCACGCCCGACCCGCGCCCGGCGACGTTCGTGATGCTGAACCCGTCGACCGCCGACGCCCTCGTCGACGACCCGACGATCACCCGATGCATCGGGTTCGCGAAGGCGTGGGGCCTCGACGGCATCACCGTCGTCAACCTCTACGCGTACCGCTCGACCGACCCGGACGGGCTGTGGCGCGTGGACGACCCGGTCGGCCCCGACAACGACCTCGCCATCCAGACCGCCGTCCGGGAGGCCGCCCGCCGCGACGCACCGATCGTCGCCGCGTGGGGCGTCAACGCCCGCCCTGACCGCGTCGAGCACGTCCTGACCTTCCCCGGCATGGACCGCCTCACCGCCCTCGGCGAGACGGCCCGCGGCGCGCCCCGGCACCCGCTCTACATGCCCTCCGCGTCGCCGCTCACACCGTGGCCCTCTCGGGACTGACACCCCTCAGCGGTTACCCTCGAGCCACGCAGCCCCCGGTCCATCCCCTGTGCCGGGGGCTGCGCCATGCGTGGACGCGACACAAGCCCCCCGACCGGTCACCGTGCAGGCCATGCGCACCCGCATCGCCACCGTCCTCCTGTCCATCTCGACGATCCTGACCGGTCTCGCCGCCCTCTACTGGCGCGACCGGACGACGTGGTACTCCCAGGACGAGATCGACGCGTGGGCGGTCCGCGCCCGGATCGACCTCGGCCTCGCCGACGACGAGGTGTCCCCGCGCGGGGAGGCCCGGATGCTGGTGTGCCGCCACGCGACGCCACCGGACCCGGCGTACCCGTACTTCGTGCACGTCCTCGTCGTCGGCCCGTGCCCGGATGGCCCGTTCCGTGACGTCCACGAGGCTGAGGTGTGGACCGTCTCGCACCGCAACGCGATCGACGTCGCGAACGACGTGGCCGACGAGCTGCTCGTCGACGCGAACCTGGCTGCGCTGCGCGACGACCCGGACTTCGACCCCGACTTCTGACCCAACCCTTCCACCAGTAGTGCACATCTGCTAACGTCGGGTCACCGGCTGGGAAAGCGTCCCCGGCCACGACACACAAGAGGGGCATCCCCATGACCCGTGCAACCCGCACCCCCGCGCTGCTCGCCACCGGCCGCGCCGACGCCCTCCCGCGGATCCCGCTCAAGGGATTCGCCATGGTCGAGGGCCACGAGCCGTCCGTCACGGTCACCGCCGACGGCACGTTCCGTCCCGTGTGCGCGACCGACGGCTGCATCAACGAGCACGCCTCGAACTATCGCGGCGTCACCGACGAGCAAGACGCGCTCGAGTGGGCCGCGACCCTCATCGACGAGGTCGTCAACGGCCCGTCCGACGACGACCCCCGCCTCTCGGAGGTCACCCGCGGCTGGATGCTCGCATGAGCGCGCACGCCGACCTCGCCGCGGCCGCCGTCCGCCTCAAGGCCCACGCGCGCGTCGTCGGCTCGAACCCGCTCAACGTCCACGACGGCGTCATCCCCGGTCCGTGGGTCGCCAGCGGCGCCGACGTCGAGTCGCTCGATGGTCAGTGGGACACCGTCGCTGAGTGCGCATCCGCCGACGAGGCAAGGCTCATCGCCGCGTTCGGCCCGGACGTCGCCGACGCCCTCGCCGACGTACTCGCTGACGCCGCCCGCCAGCTGTACCCGTCCGACCTCCTCGTCGACCTCGCCCGGCGCATCAACGCGCAGGGCCGCGTCCCCGCGGCGGTGACCTCGTGAGCGCCCGCGTCGCCGAGGAGACACGCGAGCAGGCCGAGCGCGTCGCGGCCGCCGCGGAGGAGCTCAAGAACGCCCTGCACCGGCTCTCCGACGAGGCCAAGGCAGCGGCCCGCCGCGCCGGCACGAAGCGCGCCCAGGGCCAGAACATCGCCCCGGTGATCGGCGCATTCCGCACCGTGGAGCGCGCCGACGAGGCCCTGTCCATCGCCCTGTACGACTACGACACGGCGCGGGGTGAGGACGGATGAACGGGAGCACCATGCCCCAGCGCATCCAGCGCCGCCGCGTCAAGGGCTGGCGCATGCCCGAGGGGGCCGTCTACGTCGGCCGCGGGTCGAAGTGGGGCAACCCCTTCGCCTACCGCACGCCCTACGGCCTCGTCCGCTTCCAGCCGAGCAAGCCGGAGACGTACGAGTACGAGGGCCGGGTCAGCGCCGACGGCATGCGCCACGACTACTTCCACCCCGACGGCACCGTCACCGAGTACCGGGTCCGCTACGCCACCCGGGAGGAGATCGTCGAGCTGTACCGGCGCACGATCCTCGAGCCGGACCGGGGGATGCTCGGCGCCTACCCGTCCAACCGCGGCCACCTCGCGACGTTCTGGACCGGCAAGCGGTTCGAGAGCGAGCACCACACCGTCACTGAGCACATGATCCGCGCCGAACTGGAGGGCAAGACGCTCGCCTGCTGGTGCCCGCTCGACCAGCCCTGTCACGCGGACGTCCTGCTCTCCATCGCGAACTCTGAGGAGGCCCCCCGTGGCTGACAACATCACGATCCCCGTCACCGCCGAGCAGATCTATCAGGCGTGGCACGGCACCACCGAGGAGTGGGCTGGCTGCGCCGACAAGGACGCGATCGAGCGCGTGCTCGCCCTGCTCGCGCCAACCCCGTGCGACATGCGCCACCAGCCGCCCATGGACTTCGCGTGGTGCGAGACACACGACACGACGTTCCCCCTCGGGGAGCGGTGCAAGTTCGACGGGCGTCACGCGTGGGAGGTCTACGCCGACGAGGCCGACGAGCAGCGCCAGCGCGCCGTCCTCGCCGAGGTCAAGGCCGAGGAGGCACTGTCCCTCGACGACCTCACCGACGACGTGTGGGAGTGGCACCTGCGCGAGCTCGGCGAGGGCACCCTCATCGGCAAGGTCGCCAAGGTCGCCGAGGAGGCCGGCGAGCTGCTCGGGCACACCATCAAGTCGACCGAGCCCCGCCAGGACGCGGCCGAGCACCGCGAGAAGGCGCACCTCGAGGTCGCCGACGTCATCATCAGCGCGCTCGGCGCTGCCCGCGCCCTCGGCATCGAGTCCGTCGAGGACGTCGTGCGCCGGAAGTGGTGGACGGTGTCCCAGCGCCGGTTCCGCACGGCCGAGGCCCCCATGGAGCCGTGCTCATGACCGACACGAAGAAGATCGTCGAGTGGAAGGTCGGCGCCAAGGACGCCGTGTGCCTCGTCGGCGTCCAGGGCGAGATCACCGCCATCGGCGACGGCACCATCACCATCGCCGGCCACACCCTGCCGACCCGCATGGGTGACGGCGTGCGCCACCTGTCCATGCGGTTCCCCGGCCCGGGCGAGGACGAGTGCGACCGTGCCCACTGCGCCGACGGCGACTGTGACCCGGACGACTACTGCAACGAGCCGCACGTCGACGGCTCGGCCGCCGAGCGTCTCGTCGGCATCGTCGAGGGCGAGCACGACGCGCAGCTGCACCCGGGCGCGTTCCGGTTCTGCCGCGAGCCGCTGTGCTCGGCCGCGCAGGAGGTGCTCGGTGGCTGACCTCGTCGCGCACTGGATGGAGGAGGGCGGTGTCGTCGTGCGCGGCACCAGCGACCCGGCCAAGGCCCGCACGACGGCGCTTCGCTCCCTCATGGCGCACTGGCTCGTCGACCTGTACCCGACCTACCCGCAGGACCACCCGGACGACTACCTCGAGACGGCGCTCTACTACGCGCGCCGACTCCGCGACCGAGCCCCCGACCCGGGCCGACTGTTCCGGTGGACGCCGTGCTCGCCCAAGACGTGCGGCGACCACAGCCGCCACCTCTGGCCGGCGACAGCCGAGGGGTCAGGCGTGTGGCCCGGCGTCTACTGGTGGGAGGTCTGATGAGCGCGCAGACCATCGGACCCGGCCCGCACCCGGACCTGCGTGACGAGCCGGTCGCGTTCGCGATCTGGCAGGCCCTCCTCGGCGTCCGTGACGCGTGGGGCTGGGCCGACGTCGCCCGGCAGGTCGAGGCCGAGCTTCGCCGCCGCGGCCTCGCTGGCGACGTGCACGACCGGCTCCGCAAGGCCGAGCGGGAGCGCGACGCCGCCCTCATCGAGCGCAACACCGCCGTGGCGCAGCTGCGCGCGCACCACGCCCGGGAGGCCCGCCGTGGCTGACCGGTTCGACTGCCCGCCCGCGCCGGACGAGCCCGTCGTCGACGAGCACGGCTGGGCCTACTGCGACACCTGCAAGGTGAGCGTGCCCGTGTTCGACCAGTTCGACGACCAAGAGGGCTACGAGGAGCAGGCACGGCCCGTGCGCGTCATCGTGCTCGACTGCGACCACGACATCGCGATCCCGCTCCGACGGTGGCCGGCGTGACCGACCTGCTCGTCCTGGCGCGGGAGTTCGACCTGCCTCCGCGATGGGACGGTGCCCCCGTCGAGTGGGAGCCGTGGCAGGCCGAGACGCCGATGTTCGTGTGCCCGCCGCCGAAGGACATGGGCGCGTGCCGGGACTGCGGCTCGCTCGAGTCGCGCGTCACCGCGAAGGGCATCGTCACACCCCTGCCCGGCGTGCACCGGATCGGCGGCCACCAGCTGCGCGCGTTCCGCTGCCCGGACTGCCAGCACGATCAGGTGTGGGACTCCCTCACCGATGAGGTGTGGGACCTCGACCCGGACGACTACTCGATGAACGGGTCGTGGCCGCCCGACGACGCGACCCCACCCCCCGACGACGAGGACGACCTCGACGACGACGTCGACGAGCTGGACGCCCTGATCGCTCCTCCTGCGCCTGCGCGGCCCGCTCCGGCCCCGCGACGCACCATGACGACCTCGCGCCCCCGCGGCCGCGCTGCGGCCCGCCCTGACGGCTCCTGCCGCCTGTGCGACGACCTCCACGCCCCCGGAACACCGTGCGGGCGTCCCTCACCGCCGCCCCCTGGCTGGCGACCAACCCTGAAAGGACGGGACCGTGGCTGACCTGACCGTCGACGAACTGCACGAGATCCGCGCGGCCCTCTACGACCGGAAGTTCGAGACGGAGCGCAACCTGCAATCGACCGCGCCGGCGCGCGACGTCATGCACGACGAGTGCTGCGACACCGCGAAGTCGCGCGCGGCCTACCGGGCGCAGGACCACGCCGCGTTCAAGACCCGCTACGCGACGATCATGGGCGCGCTGGCCGTCGTTGAGGCCGCACTCCCGAAGGAGCCGACCCGTGCTTGACCTGACCCCGGCATGGGTGGCGTCCTGCGGGGCCTGCGCCAACGAGGAGATCTCCGAGGAGGAGGACCGCGAGGCCGCACACGTCGACCTCCGCGGCCGCGGATGGACCCAGGGCGTCGAGACGCTGTGCCCGCGATGCTCGGCATCCTTCGCCGAGTTCAAACGCCGCAAGGCCGCCGACAAGACGGGGGCGACCGGGTGAAACGGACCCCGCTCGGGAGAGGCGACAAGCCGCTCTCCCGCCGGACCCCTCTAGCGTCGGGGTCCACCCTCAGGAGGACAGCACCCATGAAGGCCGCGGCCCCGGCCGCGCGCACCAGCCCCGCGCCTGCGCGCGCACCGCACGCGCGCACCACGCGCGCACCACGCGCGCACCGCGACACCGGCCCCACCACAGACACGCGCGCACTCGTGCACGCGCGCGACGGCGGCCGCTGCGTCCGCTGCGGCAAACCCGCCCGGGACCTCGACCACCGCCGCGGCCGCGGAGCGGGCGGCACCCACGGCGAACTCGCCGCCACGATCAACGGCCCTGGCTGGCTGCTCACCCTGTGCGGGTCCGGCAACGCCGGCGACGGCTGCCACCGCGACAAGGACCACGACCGGGAGACGTTCGAGCGCGACGGCTACGCGATCCCGCGCAACGGCCAGTTCGTCGACGCCGAGCGCGTCCCGGTGCGCACCGCGCACGGCTGGGCCCTGTTCGCCAACGACGGCACACGCACCCCCTGCCCGCCCCCACCCGACAACGACGCGAGGAACGCATGGAACAACTGACCCGACCCGGCTGGGACGACTACTTCGCCGGCATCGCGACGGCCGTTGCCGCTCGAGCCGACTGCCGCCGCCGCACCGTCGGCTGCGTCCTCGTCAAGGACCACCGGATCGTCAGCACCGGCTACAACGGCGGCCCGTCCGGGGGAGCGTCATGCCTGGCGGGGGAGTGCCCGCGAGGCCTCCTCACCTACGAGCAGGTGGCCGGCCTCGGCGACTACGACCGGCCCGGCTCGCCCGGGTACTGCGTCGCCGTCCACGCCGAGGCGAACGCACTCCTGTACGCCGACCGGGCCGACGCTCGAGGAGCGACGGCGTACATCACCGACCCGCCATGCCCCGGTTGCCAGAAGCTCCTCACGGCCGCCGGTATCGAGCGCGTCGTCTACTCCGACGACGATTCCCTTGTGTCACTAGCGTTAGGTCGCTAATGTCCGTTTCACCGGCCGGGAAGCGTCCCCGGCCACGACACGAAAGCAGGACCGACACCCCATGATCCGCACCAAGATCGCCGCCACCCTCGCCGCCACCGGCATCCTCATCGGCGCGGCCGCGACCGCCGCCAACGCCGGCCCCGGCTACACCGTCCCCATCGAGTGCGAGTTCCAGTCCACGTGGACGAAGAAGGCCTGCACCATCGACGGGAACACCTTCCCGTGGAACTACTCGGTCGGCCAGATCAAGGCCTCCCCGAAGTACAGCAAGGTTCGTGCGATCGTCGCCGAGCTGTGCGCCGACGACACGTTCGTCCAGTGGCCCTACGCCCGCGTCGTCCGCAAGGGCGACACGCTCTGGAACCTCGCCGTCAAGGCGTACGGCAACGGCATGGCCTACAAGACGATCAAGAAGCTCAACGGCCTCCACGGCACCGCGATCAAGCCGGGCCAGTGGCTCATCATCAAGGCCCTCCCGAAGGAGTGCGTCGCGGTCAACCCGTACGCGCGCTGACCCTCACGAAAGGCCCGCCCCGCACGCCCGGGGCGGGCCTTTCGCATGCCCGTTTCCGCAGCTCAGGCGGCACATGGCGGCACGAGAACCTGCCGATCACGACGTCTTAGCTGAACCGTAGCTTCCACCCCATTGACCCCCCATAGCGCACACCAGCTAAATGGGCTGTGACGCGGGAAAGCGACCCCGCGCGACACACAGGAAGCGCCAACCCATGCACACACCCACGACGTTCGCGTCCCTGTTCTCCGGCATCGGAGGACTCGACCTCGGAATGCACGCCCGCATGCGCTGCACCGTCATGGTGGAGAAGGACGTCCACGCCCGCTCCGTGCTCGCCACGCGCTTCCCAGGCATCCCGATCTTGGAGGACGTGCGCAATGTCAACGGAGCAGACCTCGGTGACCCAACTGTCCTTGTGGGGGGATTCCCCTGCAAGCAGACCAGCAAGGGAGCCACGAAACGAACCGGCCTCCGAGGCAAAGACTCGAGCCTGTTCTACGAGCAGATCAGGCTCGTCGACGAGGCCCGACCCGAGTGGGTCGTCATCGAGAATCCCGACGGGTCTCTCACCGTTAACGGCGGCCGCGATTGGTGGCACGCGCAAAGTGCCTTGGGGGACCTCGGGTATGGGTACGCGTGGCGCCTGCTGGACGGGGGACACCTTGACACCCTCCAAGACCGTCCGCGAATCATCTTGGTCGGACATCGTTCGGGAGATCCCACCGTCGCCTGGTCAGTGCTGGATGACACCGGCACAGGCCCGGAAGTTCCTGCCGCGGCTGCTCTCCCCGGGCATGGCGCGAGTCGACCCGGAGCTGCTCGCCCTAGTGGAGGACGTCGCCGCGACGCCGTGACCGTGTGGCGCAAGTCCGCGAACGCCCGTGCCTCCATCGAGGAGGGCGGCTGGGAGACGTGGGTCCGGTCCGAGGTCGCGAACACCCTCGCCTGCTACGACCCGGGCGGCCCGCTGCGGCAGAAGCACTTGCTCGTCGACGACGGCCGGCTCCGCACTCTGACCCTCACGGAGTGGGAGCGGCTGTCCGGGTTCGACGACGGCTGGACCGATGTGCCCGGGGTGCCGCCGTCGGCCCGGTTCACGATGCTCGGCAACTGTGTCCACGCGAAGTTGGGGGAGTGGGTCGGGGCTCGGCTCGCCGCGGTGATCGACGAGCGCGCCTTGGCCGCGTCGAGCGTGTCGGCGTGACAACCCTTGCCCTGCTAGTGCACAGCCGCTAAAGTCCCTCACAGGGGGTCGGAAGCGTCCCGGCCCGCGACACACAGAAGGGGCATCCCCATGAGCAGCATGACCATCGACGAGGCCCGCGCCATCGGCCGCGCACCGGCCCGGCGCACCGACGACGAGCTCGCCGCCGCCGCGGACGTCCTCGAGGACCTCGACGACGACGACACGCTCGACCTGCGGCTCGCGATCGAGCGGGAGCAGGACGCCCGCGCCGACGACGACGAGGCCGGTCGGGCCCGGGGTGGCCACGACGACACCCCGTCCCTCGACCTCCCCACCTACGGAGCCTGAGCCATGACCACGCGACTCCGCTGGAAGCGCCTCCCGAATGGGAGCCACATGTGCCTCGACCACCCCATCGTGATCGAGCGCGCCGGCCGCGACGCGCCCGTCCTCGTCAAGACCCCGCTCGCCCCCGAGGATGGCATTCGGGACGGCTGGGCGTGGCGGGCAGTCGTGGACCCTGACCTGACCGGCACGGCCGAGTTCTGGTCCGTGAACGACGCGAAGCAGTGGGTGCAGGGCAACCTCGACGTGATCGACCGCCAGACCGACCACAACCACGGCCCGGACATGACGGCCTACGAGGCGTGGGCCGCCGAGGACGCCGCCCAGGCAGAGCGCATCCGCCAGACCTACCGCGCCCCGGCCCGACCCGTGAACCCCAGGGTCGCCGAGTCGAACCGCATCTTCCGCAAGCCGATCACCGCCGCCGAGCGCGCTCTCGCCGAGCAGCTGGCCGCCCTCCCGCGCGAGCGACAGTCCAAGATCGTCGCCCTCGCCAACGACCTCCGAAAGCAGGGCTGACCCGTGGGCTTCTTCGACACCGAGGCCCGCACCTGCCCGGACTGCGGCACCACGTTCGACGCCCTCGTCCTGTGGGCCGACACCGTCCCGTGCGACGACTGCGGCAAGATCCGCGAGGCCGCACGCTGGGAGCGCATCCGCGCCGGCCGCGACTACGAGATCGCCGAGCTCGGCGGCGCGTGCCCGACGCAGGCAACCGGCCGCAACGTCGACGGTCGCCCGTTCTACTTCCGGGCCCGTCACGGCCACTGGACGCTCGAGCTGGGGCAGCCCGGCTGGCCGACGGACTACTCCGACTGGCCGCACGACGTCATGGCCGACGAGCCGGAGGTGTTCCTCGCCGCCCAGGGCGACGACGACACGCACGGCTGGATGGAGGACGAGGCTGTCCTCGCGATCCTCGACCGGCACCTCCCTGTTCCATCGACCACCGTGAAGGACCGACCGTGACCAAGCCCCGCAACACCAGCAAGGACGACAACATCGTCAAGCTCGCCATCAGCGCGTCCCCGGGCGGCATCGAGGCGCAGGAGCGCGCCGGGCAGACCGAGGTCGTCGGTGGCACGTACCTGCCGACGCGCCTCAACCACGGCGAACCAGAGGACTTCGCCGCGCTCGGTTTCACCTTCGGCGACCCGGACCCCGAGGACCCGATGTTCCGCCCGGCGACCCTGCCCGACGGGTGGAAGCGCGAGGGGTCCTCCCACGCCATGTGGTCCTACATCGTCGACGAGCGCGGCATCCGCCGCGTGAGCATCTTCTACAAGGCCGCGTTCTATGACCGCTCCGCGTTCATGAACATCTGCCGCGTCGGCTGGGAGGTGGCGACCGACTTCATCTACGGGGAGGCTGAGGCCCCGAGCCTCGACCGGCTCACCGCTGACGAGCTCGACGACGTCCGCGAGGTCGCCGAGAAGTACCTCGCCGACGCGGCCTCACACCCGGACATCTACGGCGACCGCGAGCCCCGAGCGCGGGTCCTCCTCGCCGCTGTCACCGCCTGACAGGATCGCGACCATGACGAACATCGAGACGACCGACCTGACGTGGCCCTGCGCCGTGTGCAAGGAGCCCATCGCCGACACCGAGGGGCACCTGCACATCGACATCGCCGAGGTGAACCGCCGCGAGGAGGAGTATCGGGCCTTCGAGAAGGAGCACACCGACGAGCACGGCTTCGTCTCCTACTCCATGGCCGACTTCGCCGCCATGCCCGACGAGGTGCACTGGCGCGCCCACCACGACGCCTGCGACCCGCGCCCAGGCAACAACGACTACTCCTTCCCCGTCGAGCGGATCCGCACCCACCGCAAGCTGCTCAACGTGACAGCGCACCTGATGGAAAAGACGTGGCTCGAGCACACCGACTGGCAGGCCCTCATCCGCAACATGTCGGGCCCGCCCGCGTAGCAGTCGCCCGATTCGTCCAAACCTGTGACAACCCCCTGTGCTCGGTCGAGACTGGCTGAGCACAGGGGAGCACGACCCGCAAGCACCACCTGAGTCAGCGTCCTCATCACCGACACCCGAGAAGGGGAGATCCACCCATGTCCGATCAGCCCACGCCGTACGGTCCCTACCCGCCGCCTGCCCAGCCCGCCGCATCCGACCTGCCGCCTCACAGTGCCGCCCCGACTGCCGGATGGGCAGACCTCGACGGCATCGCCCCCGGCGCGACCCGCGCCCCGGCCCCGAAGAAGCACCACCGCAGGCCTGTCCTCATCGGCGGCGCGGTGGCCGCGCTCCTCCTCGCCGGCGCGGGCGTCGGGATCTACTCCTCCGTCACCAAGGCGCAGCCCATCGAGGACGCGGTCGCGAAGTGCAAGACGCACGCCCAGCCCGAGGACGAGGGCCACACCCTCACGATCCGCAACGCGTCCGCCGAGGAGAACCCTGGCCCCGACGCGTGGGGCAGCGCCGAGTGCGTCCTCGCCTTCCTCAAGGCCCCGTCGCGCGTCATGGACCACATCGGCCAGACCCGCGCCATGGACGGCACGCAGACCGACTCGTGGGAGCAGTTCACCGCACGGTGGACCTTCCACCCGGACCACGGCACGAACATCACCATCACCGACTCCAAGTGACCACCCGCACAGCAGAACTCACACCGAACAGGAACACCAACCCATGAAGAAGCTCACCACCGTCATCGCCGCCGCCAGCCTCAGCGTCCTGGCCCTCGCCAGCTGCGGCACCGGCACCATCAACGCCGCAACGCCGGGCAAGGCCCCGGCTGCCGCCTCCTCGTCGACGACGAGCGACCCCGGCAACTTCCCCACCCCCGACACCGACACGACGGCCGAGGACGCCGCCACCACGCCGGACGAGCCCGAGGCCCCGTCCGAGATCCGGTTCGGCCAGACGTGGACGTGGGAGGACGGCACCAGCGTCACCGTCTCCACGCCCAAGAAGTTCACCCCGTCGACGTACGCCGCGGGCACCGACGGCTTCAAGAAGTTCGTCATGTTCACCGTCACCATCAAGAACGGCTCCAAGAAGAAGCTCGACCTGTTCGCCACCCCGAACCTCATGTCGGGCGAGACCGAGGCCAGCGCGGTGTTCGACACCGACAAGGGCCTCGAGGGCACCCCCAACTCGAGCATCCGGCCGGGCCGCACGGCCAAGTTCAAGGTCGGCTACGGCGTCACCACCACCACCGACCTCGTGATGGAGTACAGCCCGACCCTCGAACACGAGGACGCCGTCTTCACCACGAAGTGACTCACACCCACCCACGACAGGGAGAACGACCCGTGCAGCACCCGCCGCGCGACAGCCGCGCCGTCATGACCGTCCGAATGTCCCCGCGAGAGTTCGACCAGCTGGCCGACGGATGGGCCCCGGCCGGGAGTCTCCTCGCCCGTGACCCCGCCGGCCGGTTCCGTGACGAGGGCAACGACCTCGTCACGCCGGCAACGTCGTGGGAGCACGTCTACTCCTTCGGCGAGAACTACGCCTCCGTCCTGCTCGCGAAGGCGTTCCTCGACGCCGTCGGCGCACCGTTCGAGGTCGTCCGCGACGCGCTCAGCATCGAGGGCGACCCCGAGGGCTCATGGTCCAGCTGGCGCATCTTCACCGACTACAACCAGTGAACCCCGGCCCGGGGGCCGACGGCCGAAACCGTTGACCCCCGGGCCGACCCGCTCCAAACTCAGCATCACCAGCCGGGACAGCGTCCCCGGCACCGACACGAACGAAGGAGCCACCCCATGTCCCTCACCGTCACTGACCACTTCGCAGGCGCAGGCGGGTCCTCGACCGGCATGGTGCAGATCCCCGGTGTCCGGGTGACGCAGGCCGCGAACCACTGGAAGCTCGCGATCGAGGTCCACAACCAGAACCACCCCGACACCGACCACGCCGCCGTCGACCTCCACATGGAACGCCCGTCGTTCTTCAAGCGCACCGACGTCCTGTGGGCCTCCCCGGAGTGCACGAAGTGGTCCCAGGCATCGGGCAAGGCCCGCGAGAAGATCGAGGAAGGCCTGTTCGCCGACCCGCTCTCGGACGAGGCGACGCACCGCTCCCGGCTGCTGATGTTCGACGTGCTCAAGTTCGTCGAGCACCACCGCTACTCCGTCGTGATCGTGGAGAACGTCGTCGACATTGCCGTCCAGGCGAAGTACCGGCTCGCGTGGTACGAGTGGCGCCGCCAGCTGACCGCGCTCGGCTACGAGTTCCGGGTCGTGTCGCTCAACGCGATGCACGCTCAGACGTTCGGGATGCCCGCCCCGCAGTCCCGCGACCGCATCTTCATCGTGGCGTGGATCAAGGGCAACCCGGTCCCCGACCTCGACCGGATCCTCCGGCCGAAGGCGTACTGCCCGAAGTGCGACGCGATGATCGAGGCGAACCAGTCGTGGAAGGGCGGCGCGACCGTCGGCCGCTACCGCCAGTCCTACGTCTACGTGCACGGCGCGTGCGGCACCGTCGTCGAGCCGGGCTACCTGCCCGCCTACACCGCGATTGACTGGTCCCTCAAGGGCGACCTGATCGGCGACCGCCTCGCGGCCAAGACCCGCGCGAGGATCGCGGCCGGGATCGCCCGCTACTGGATGACGCCGACCGTCGTCCCGTCGGGCGGGACGTGGAACGAGGACGCCCGCTCCGTCGAGGAGGCCCTGCGCACCCTGACGACCCGCGAGGCGTACGCCCTGGCCGTGCCCGTCGAGGGCCGCGCCGGCAAGGACGCGCAGGCGATGTGGGAGGCGCTGCGCACGCAGACGACCCGCGCCGAGACCGCTCTCGCCACGGCCCCGTTCATGGCCGAGCTGCGCGGCGGCCACTCCGAGACGCGGCCGCTGACCGAGCCCGCGGCGACGTTCACCGCGTCCGGCAACCACCACGCCCTCATCACCCGCCACTACGGCGTCCCGGGCGGCGACCCGGCCCGCCACTCCACGCCCGTCGACGAGTTCCTGCGGACCATCACCGGCTCGGGCGGCAACATGAGCCTGATCCAGTCCTACTACGGCAACGGCAAGACGGCGAAGCCGGTCAGCGACGCGATGGACACGGTCACGACCGTTGACCGCCACGCCCTCATCATGCGGAACAACCACGGCGGGTCCGAGATGAGCACGCCCGTCACCGAGTACCTGCGGACCATCACCACGGCCGCGCACCAGTCCCTCGTGCACGCCGACCCGCGCAAGCCCCGCCCGGCTGTCGACCCGGGCGACCTGCGCCGCGCCGAGGAGCTCGTGTCAGAGTGCTACCTGCGGATGCTGCAACCGCACGAGGCCGCCGCGGGCATGGCGTTCCCGCGCAACTACCGGTGGGACGTCAAGGACGAGAAGGGCAAGACCCCCTCGAAGCGTGACCTCGTGAAGATGGCCGGGAACGCTGTGTGCCCGCCGTGCTCCCGCGACATCATGGGCGTCGTCGCCGACGCCTACGCCGCGTGACCCTGCTGGCCCTGCTCGCCGCCGCTGCGCTGTTCGTGCCGCTCGCCGCCCGGGATGCCCGGCGGCGGGCGGTGCCGCGCACGGACGGGGGAGGGCCCGCCCTGGCCGGCGTCGTCGCCGCGGTGGTGGTGATGCTGGCCGGCCTCGTCGTGACGTTGCGCTGACCCTTCCCTCTGTCGTTGCGCCGGTGTACGCTACTGCACATCAGGTCGGAGAGCGTCCCGACCGAGACACGCCACGGAGGCATCCCATGCACGCCACGTCCACCATCCCGGTCGTCACCCCGGCCCACACCGGCACCGTCAGCCGCCGCACCCGCCTGCTGTCGCTGACCGGCCTCGACGTCCTCGGCCAGTACCTCGGGCACGAGCGCATCGAGTACGACGTCGAGCTCGACCCGCGCGACGTCGACCTCGCCGTCACGATCTACCGGGCCGACGACACCGTCCTCGTGGTGCGCGGCTACGGCATCGACCGCTACGACGTGGCCCGCTACGACCTGCCCGCGTGGCAGGACGTGCACGGCAAGCCGACGCACGCCGCTAACGGCCTCAACCGTTGGGAGGTCGGGTTCATCGCGCAGGAGCTGGCCGACCTTCCCGCCGTCGCCTGACGGCCCACCCATCCCGCACCATCGAGCAGAACGGGGCATCCCCATGACCATCAACCTCACCCGCGAGCACGCCACCTGCGCCGACCGGGGCGACCACGTCGCCACCCAGCGCCACCCGCGCGTCGAGTGCCCGACCGCGACCGCGAATGAGCCGCACACGCCCGACACCGTCGTCGTCCTCACCGACGGCACGGTCCTCGAGCACGGCCTCTACCCGAACCCGGACCACCACCGCGGCCAGCCCGCAGGCCAGCCCGGCACCGCCCACCTGCGCGGCCGCGTCTACCGCGCGGTCCTCGGCCCCGACTGGAAGGTCTGGCTGCGCGTCGACGGCGCGTACGGGCCCACGGGGGACTGGTTCCACGCCCGCACCGCGACCGGGTTCGAGGCCGACCGGTGAGCGCCCTGTTCCTCGCCACCTACTCGACGAGGCACTACGACTTCACCGCCCTGGCCGAGTCCCCGGAGGCCGCGCTCACGGCGCTCCGTGAGGCGTGGGAGCGGCACTGCGAGCAGGTCCGCGTGTTCGGCCTCCCGTTCTACCCGGACGACGTCAACGTCGTCCCCATCGCACCCGGCGTCGTCCTGCGGGACGGGTCGCCGATCTGAACCCTTGCCGGACCGCGCGCCCGGCGCCATGCTCGACACACCCGGCCCGGGCCAGCGTCCCCGGCCACGACACCCAAGGAGCCATCCCATGTCCGAACGTCTCATCTACCTCGCCGGCGAGGACACCCTCGGTGTCGCCCTCGACCTGACCGACGAGGAGTACGCCGTCGTCAAGCGCGTCGTCGAGGCCCTGACCAACGCCCCGAACGCTGGCACGTACGTCCCGATCATCGAGTGCGCCGACACCGGCGAGAACCACGTCGGGTGGGCGCTGGCCGCTGGCCGCGAGCACGTCCACTACATGCTCGTCGGCGAGCGGAAGGGCACCCCAGGCACGTTCGTCACCTACCACCAGACGCGCGACCAGCTGCACTCCGACGTCGCCGACCTCCGGCTCGAGGGTGGCACCGTGCGCCGTCTGCGGGCAGAGCGCGTGCCGGGCGCGCGCGAGGGCTGCCTCTGCAACGTTGAGGAGACGTCCGCGTTCGCCGAGGGGTACTCCGTCGGCTACTACGGCACCGAGCCGACGTGGTACGAGAACCCTTGGCAGCAGGCCGAGTACGACCGTGGCCTGACCGTCGGCCGGGCCCGCGCCGAGGCCGAGGACGCCGCGTCCCTCTGACCGTCACAACCCTTGCCCGGTCGACACCGGCCGGGCAAGGTGGGCCCCACACCCCGCCGGACAGCGTCCCGGCCGACACAGAGAGCGAGCACGATCCCATGAGCACCACGACCACCGAGGCCCCCGTCACCTTCACCGCGACCACCCTGCGCGACTACATGCTCCGCGAGGAGGTGCGCATGGTCCCGGCCCGCCCGGCCACCGTCAACGACTACCTCGACGGCATCTGGCGCGGCGAGCTGCTCGGATGGGGCGAGGAGCACTTCCTCCGCGAGCTCGTCCGCGACAGGCGGATGCTCGACGACGTCCGCGCGAACCGCATCCGCCCCGAGAAGGTCATCGGCCGCGGCGTGCTCAAGCCCAAGACGTCCGCGATCCGCTACTTGGAGCAGTCGATCATCGACGGCGAGCGGGCCCTCCTCACCCGGGGCCGGTCCGTCCGCCTCAACATCGACAACGCCACCTCGTTCGCCCTCCGGGGCCACGCCGAGCCGCACCGCGCCTTCTCGTCCGACGAGTCGGCCCCGACCCCGCCGAACCACATCACGCCCGACCCGCAGGCCGAGGCCGAGGCCCTGGCCTACTGGCGCTCCGTCGACAAGCGCGACGGCGGCACCTACAACCACGACCGCGCCCTGCGCACCGTCGCCGTGTGCGGCCGCTGCATCGACTATGCCGACGAGGCGGCGGTCGTGTGGTTCGACAACACCCGCGGCGAGTTCATCCACCGAGGCAACGACGACAACCGGTGCCCCGGGCAGGGTGACGACGACACCGACGACCGCTGCGAGAAGAACGACGTCGAGCGCGTCGACGCGGACCTGTGGTCGCACGAGTCCCTCGACCACTGGCAGCGTCACGGCCAGTACCTCCCGGCCCGCGCCGTCGGCCTCAACGCCTTCGAGGTGACCGCCGTCCGCGTCACCGAGGACGAGGCCCGGCCCGCCGAGGACGGCGAGGCCCCCGACGTGTGGGGCATCTACGTCACCTACACCGCCCGGCCGACCATGCACGTCGCGGACTTCCCCACGAGCGAGGAGGCCGAGCAGGTGGCCGGCAAGCTCGCCGAGCGGTTCGGCGTCACGTGGACGCACGTCGAGGGCGACCTCGACACGGAGTCGAGCGCGTCGCGGCAGAGCTGGATCGAGACGGGCCGCTACCTGACCCGCGCCGAGACGGCCGCCCAGGCAGTCGAGGACGCCGAGCCGGACCGCCTCGACCAGCTGCTCGCCGCGTGCTGGGACGAGTATGAGGAGGACGTGGTACGCAACATCATGGAGCGCGCCGGACTGGTCGCGTGAAGGTCTGGCAGGCCGTTGCCCTGTCTGTGCTGGCCGGGGTCGTGTGGGTGTGGCTGACCGCCTCACCTGCCGGCCCCGTGCCGGTGCCGTGACTCGCCGACACGCGAACCATTGACCCTGTAGTGCACAGCCCCTAAAGTCAGGGGTGTCGGGACAAGCGTCCCCGACAAGGACACACCGAGAAGGGGAATCCCCATGGGCGAGTACGCCACCTACAACGGCCGGTCGATCAAGGTCGGCACCTGCGAGTCCCTCTACGGCCTCCGCGCCGAGGACGCCATGAAGGTGTCCCCCACCTACACCGAGCCCGGCTGGCTCTACCGGTTCCCGTGGCCCGACGAGGACGGCCACAAGCCCGGCATGACCGAGGACTGGAACCGCCGCGACGACGTCCCCATGCTGGACGCGCTCCTGTGGCTCTCCGACGCCGACACCCGCCACTACAGCGCGCCCGCCGCTGACGTCGAGACGTGGGGCACGCCCAAGCGTCTCCCGTGCCCCGCCTCCAACGACGGCCGCACCATCCCCGCCGAGCCCTACGCCGCCGAGGTCGCCAACAGCCCCGTGCTCCGCCTCGTCGGGCAGCGCCAGTGGGAGGGCAAGCTCGTCATCACCGTCGCCTGCGGCACCTGCGACGCGCTCTACCGCCTACAGACCATCGAGGACGCACAGCCCGTGCTCGACGCGTACCGCGCCGCCGCCGCCGCCCTTCTTGACGAGGAAGGCCCGACCGATCGCGTCCTGTTCTACGACGCCGTCGCCGACCGCATCGAGCAGGGCTACACCAACCCGCTCGCGTGGGTCGCCGAGAACCACGCCGCCCGAGCCGCACGGCTCGCCAAGACCGCCTGACCTCCCCGGGGCCCCGGGAGCCCGAGCGCACGCAGGTGACGACCCACACCCTGCCAAGCGCGAGGGCCCCGGCCCGGGGCAACACCCCACGACAGGCCCGGCGCGGGCAAGTGACCCCAACCACCACCCACCCGCGCCGGGTCGCACACCCCCACCGGCACAGCGTCGCCGGACCGACACCCCGAGGAGCACCCCCGTGAGCGAGCTCACCGTCACCAGTGACACCGCGCAGGACGGCGGCGTCACGCACACCATCGACCACCCGCACGGCGATGCCGTTGTCGCCGTCGAGCACGACGCCGCCCGCGTCGCTGTCTACTGGCACCACCCGTCCGACGGTGGCGCGCCGTACCTCGTCGTCGACATTGACACCGCCGAGGACGACCCCGCCCTCCGCGTCTACGTCAACGACTCGCCCGTGTCGGGGTCGGCCGCATGAACCTCGCCGACACCCCGACCTGGCAGTACGCCGCGTTCGCCCTGCTGGCCCTCGTCGTCCTCGCGAACTACGTGTGGGAGGAGCGCGCCAAGCGCCGCGCCGCGACCGTGCCGGCCCCGGCACCGGTCGAGGACCCCCAGGGCGACGACCCCGCCGTCTCGTGCTCCGTCGACGAATGCCCCCGGCCCGCGACCAAGGAGCGCGCAGGGTGGCCCCTCTGCGTCGAGGACTACGCCGCCCGCGTCACCGCCCGCGAGGCGACTCGAGCCCGCTGACCGCACACCGATCCCAACCACACTCACCTAGGAGCACCCGCGATGGGCCTCACCCGCAAGATCCTCAGCGTCTCTACCCTCGGCGCGGTCGACTTCCGTTCCGACAAGGAGCGCGCCGCCGCCTACGCGCGGACGGCCAAGCGCCACGCGAAGAAGCAAACGAAGTTGCTCAAGGAACAGACCAAGCTCGCGAAGAAGGCCGCGAGAGGCTGACCCGCCCCCACAGACTGCGACCCCCGCGCCATGGCTCCGGCGCGGGGGTCGCACCATGCCGGGAACCGTTGCCACCGTCGGCCCGGCCCGGCATGGTTGGGCCATGCCCCGCCGAGCGTCGCGGGGCCGACACCACCGAAGGAGCCCCCCATGTACGAGCAGCTGTGGCGCGAGGTCGAGACGGCTTGGACGACCGACCGTGCGAGCGACGACCCGGCCCGCCACCTCCTGTTCTTCACCGGCTGCCACATGCCGCGCTGGATGGAGACGAGCCCGGTGCCGCTGTTCGTGTCGGCCCGCACCCTCGCCAAGTACCGCCGCCAGGGCGACGACTTCCCCAAGGGCCGGTGCGCGTGGGCGCTCGACTCCGGTGGCTTCACCGAGCTGCAGCAGCACGGCCGCTGGACGATGAGCGAGGACGAGTACGGCGGCATGGTCTACCGGTTCATGGAGGACGGCGCGGTCCCGCTGTGGTGCGCCCCGCAGGACTGGATGTGCGAGCCGGCCGTCATCGCGGGCGGCACGTGGAACGGCAACACGTTCGCCGGCACCGGCCTGTCGGTCGCGATCCACCAAGAGCTGACCATCGAGAACCTGATCTACCTGCGCGAGAACTTCCCCGCCGCGCCGTGGGTGCCCGTCCTCCAAGGCTGGACCCTCGACGACTACCTGTCCCACGTCGAGCAGTACGCCGCCGCAGGCATCGACCTCGCCGACGAGCAGCTGGTCGGCCTCGGCTCCGTGTGCCGCCGCCAGTCCACCGACGAGATTGGCCTCATCACCGGCACGCTCGCCGCGCGCGGCCTGCGCCTCCACGGGTTCGGCGTCAAGGCTCAGGGCCTCGCCTCCTACGGCCACAACCTCGTCTCGGCCGACTCCCTCGCATGGTCGTACGGGGCCCGCCGCGAGCAGATCAAGATGCCCGGATGCACGCACCGTGGCGACTGCCGCAACTGCCTCCGGTACGCCGTCCAGTGGCGCGAGGACGTCCTGGCGTCGCTGCGCACCCCGAAGCAGTACGCCCTTGACCTGTTCGGCGCGGCCTGACCTGTCGAACCCTTCCCCACTGTCGTGCACAGCCGCTAAAGTCACTCGCAGAGCCGGACGAGCGTCCCGGCCAGACACACTGAGGAGCCACCATGAGCACCATCCACACCATGTCCGCGTCCAACGTCCTCACCCTCGCCGAGCTGCTGACCCGGGCCGACGCCCACGGCGCGCCCGTCCGCGTCGCGTGGGACGACGGCCTCAAGGTCAAGGTCGCCGAGGATGGGTGGACGCCGCCACTGACCGTCCCCGAGCGCGCGGCTGACGATGACGCGTACGAGGCCGCGTTCGACGCCCGACCGACCCGCTACCCGAACGGCGAGCACGCCGACGACGAGGAGCACCCGGAGCACGCCGTGTGCGCCGACGCCTGTGGCATCCACGTTGACCACGAGGGCCCGTGCCTCGACCGCCCCGGGGGCCGAATCGTCTGCGGTGACGCCGAGCACTTCGACGGCGAGGCCCGCCTCACGAACCTCGGCTATCCCGTGGTGTTGGACCACGACGACCCCGTGCAGCCGTTCAAGCGGGCCGACGACGACCAGGCGAGCAATGTCGTGCGCTACCTCCTCGTCGAGCTCACCCTCCCCGACGGGTCGCAGGACGGCGACGAGGACCCGGAGCGCGTCACGGCCGACGCTCTGACCGCTGTTGACGGTGCGCTGTCGCCGCACTACTTCGGTCCTCGCCTCTCCGGCGTCGAGGTCACGCAGGTCTACCCGGGTGACATCTTCGCCGAGGAGGACCTCGTCGACTTCGACACCGCCGAGGCTGCCGGGTTCGACGGCACGCTCCGCGACGGCAAGCCCGCCCCGACCCCGGCCGAGGCCGCCGCCGGTCTGCTCGCTGCCGTGCTCGGCGACGCGATGACGGCCCAGCACGTCGGCGGGCACTTCACCTGCTCGGAGGCCGAGAACATCGCCCACGCGCTCATCGACCTCGGGAAGCCCGACGAGGCCGCGACCTTCCTCGCCGGTCACGCCATGGGCGACGACGACCCCGACGACGACCCCGACCACGTCACCATCGACAACGCCGACGACCCCGACGCCGCCGCCCGCGACTACCTCAACGCCTGAACCGCTGAACCCTTGCCGGGTCCGCCCGGGCCCGGCAAGGTTTCACCCCACCACCCCCGGCCAAGCGTCGCCGGGACCGACACACGAGGAGACTTCCCATGACTGACCGGACCTACTTCGCCGTCGACTTCGAGGACGCCGAGCACACGTTCGACGACGCGACGCTCGACGCGCTGACGACCCGCCTCGACTTCGACGGCTGGGACCGCTACCACGAGGGCGAGAGCCACATCCAGATCACCGTGGAGGAGCACCCGTGCGGCGAGGCCGAGACGGTCGCGTCCGAGCTGCTGGCGTGGATGCGCGAGGAGCCCGCCGCGCGGCTCCGCGCGTTCACCGTCACGGAGTCGTCCGCGTACGGCTACCTCGGCTCGTACGTGACGTTCGACCCGGAGCGCGACGCTGAGAACTTCCACAGCGCCCCGTACATCGACGGCGCGTGCCAGCTCGACGAGATGACCGCCGCGCACCTGATCGCCGACGCCGAGGGCTCGTTCGAGGCGCTCGTGCTCGCCCTGGGGCAGCACTTCGGCCCCGAGTTCGACGCGTCCGTCACCAAGGCGACCGCCGACCGCCGCGAGCGGGCAGCCGCCGCCGAGCGCGAGGCCAACGCCGCCCGCGTGCGCGAGTGCGGGTACCCGGAGCCGCCCGCCGAGCGCGTCGCCGAGAAGGACCTGACCCGCACCCAGCGCGACGCCCTCGCCGCGCTGCGCCGACGCGGCAACCTGTGGCCGGCCGGGCGCGGCCGGTGGTCGGGCGGCAATGAGACGCCGTGGGAGCGCAAGACGCTCGACGGCCTCGTCCGCGCCGGGCACGCCCGCTGGGTGATCTACGGCGCGACGACGGGCGTGCTGCCGCACATCGTCCCCGCCTGACCCGGAACGCCCGGACCCTCGACACGCCCGAGGGCCCGGGCCCACCATGAAGCCACGGCCCGCCGAGCGTCGCGGGCCACGACACCCCGAGGAGACACCCCATGTCCAACCACGTCGAGTGGGTTGACGCCCGCACCACCGCCGTTCGCGTCGAGTCCGCCGAGCAGGTCAACGCGCGACTGGACCCCGAGGACCCCATGCGGCCCGGCGAGGTCGCCCTCGTGACGGACGGGTCGATCCTGTTCGGCGACCCGGCGACCATCGTCCGTGCGCTGCGCTGCGCGCTGGCCGAGGCCGAGCGCCTGGCCGGGACGACCGTCCCCGCCAGCGCCACGCCGCCCGCCCTGCCGCGCGACGAGTACGGCCTCGTCCGCACGGACGCCGCGTACGGCAACACGCACCTCGTCGAGGTCACGTACACGACCGAGCACGACGGGTCCGAGCCCACCGAGGGCGACACCCCGCGCACGCTGCACGGCCCGTTCTTCACCGAGGACGAGGCTAAGGCGTGGATCGAGGACCGGCCCGACTTCGACGACGTGGACGACTACCTCGTGATCCCGCTCAACAGTGTGCGGCCCGAGCCCGAGCCCGAGGCCCAGCCCCTCTACCTCGAACTCGACCGCGTCGAGCTGGTGGCCTCGGACGACGGCCTCAAGAGCGACTTGGAGGTCACGTGCATCAAGTGCGGGCACGTCCTCTGCGACGCCGAGCACACCGACTCGCTCGGCACCCTGGCCCGCATCGCCTCCGAGCACGTGTGCGACGTGGAGGCCGGCGCGTGACCGAGAAGGGCGCGCGCGTCCGCGCCACGATCAAGGCCCCGTGCCCGTCCTGCGGCACCATGCTCCGCTTCACCGTCGGCGCGACCCCGGTCCGCCAGACGACGCCCGACGGGCAGCAGAGCGTCCGGCTCGACCTGTGGCCCGTGGCCCGCAACCACACCTGCCCCGAGGAGCCCGGGAGCCGCCGCATGGCGTGAACCCTTGACCCGATAGCGCACAGTCACGCAAGATGAGCACAGCACCCCGCAAGCGTCCGGGGAGCCTGACACACAGGAGGAACCATGACCCTTGCACCCGAGGCCCCGGCCCCCGTGCAGACCCCGATGCAGGAGCGGGCGGAGCGCGTGCTCGGCCCGGTCACGATGAGCCTGTGGCTGTCCGCGACCACGTCCTACGGCTCGGCTGAGGACGAGCTGTACCGGGCCGCGCAGACGACCCGCGAGGCCCTGACCGCGTCCCGCGCCTACGCCCGCACGCTGGTGGGGGAGGCCCGCGCGAAGGAGGAGGCGCAGGCGTCGCAGTTCGAGCGCCGCCTGAACGGCATCGAGGCCGCCCGTATCGCTCTCCGCGACGGCCGCGGCTGACCACCCGGCCCGGACCCTCGACACGTCCGAGGGTCCGGGCCCATCCTCGACCCATGGCCCCCGAGCGTCGGGGCCGACGACACACGAACAGGAGCCTCATCCCATGAACGCCACCGCCACGACCACGACCGCCAACGCGCACCTCGACGACCGCGACCAGGCGATCCTCGCCGAGCGTCTCGCCAACCGCGACCGCCTGACCGGCCCCCGCGTCGGCGACGTCGTCCGCTTCGCCGACGGCGTGACGCGCCGCTTCGCCCACGACCACGGCGAGCTCGGCTTGCAGACGTGCATCGAGGGGTCCTTCCACCTGCACCACTCCGGCCACCTCGACATGTCGGGGTCGCTGGACCCGTGCGTGAAGCGCGACACCCTGACCGACACGGGCGAGACGGCCGAGCGGTCCGCGTGGTTCTTCCACCACGAGCGCGCCATGGCCCACAACGGCGTCACGGTCGTCATCCCGGTCCGCGTCTACGCCTCGACGCAGACCAGCGTGGAAGCCAAGGCCGCGTACGCGTGCGCCGGGTGCGGCATCCCGATCCACGGCTACCCCCGGTTCGTCGGCTCGCTCGACGGCTCGACGACCTGCCCCGACGGCACCAAGCACGCCCCCGTGTGGGCCCGCTGACCACCCCGACCACCCGAGGAGCCACCCACCATGACCACCACGACCACCACCGCCGCTCTGGAAGCCGCACAGTCGCTCACCCGCACCGCCGAGACCGCGCAGGAGACCGCCGCGGCCGCACTGACCACCGCAGCGGCCGCCGCCGACGAGGCCGCCGTCGCGTGGCTCGCCGCCGCCCACGACGCGCAGAACGACGGCCAGCACGGACTCGCCAACGAGTACCGCAACCGCGCCGGGTGGCTGCGCACCGTCGCCGCCAAGCACCGCAGCTCCGCCACCAACACGCGCCGCTGGACCGTCGCATGACCGCCACGACCACCGCGCCCTCGTTCCTCAAGCCGTGGCACGGGTGCATCGAGCACAACCACAACCACTGCCCCGGGTGCCGGTCCTGCGACTGCTACGGCCCGGAGTCCCACGACACCCCCGAGGCGCGAGCTGCTGGCGACCGTGCGTGGGTGAACCGCGTCCTCGCCGCGAACCCGGGGATGCGTCGCCCGGTCGACCCGCTCGAAACGGAACGTGCCCGCTGGGTCGCGGCCGGGTGCCCGCCCGAGTGTGTCCGCCCCGCTGGGGAAGCGTTCGGGTGGCGGCAGGGGTCCGGCCCGTGCGACTGCCCGCCGTGCCTCGCCCGCTCCGCCGCCGCCTGGACTTCCCGCACCGACGACGGCCCGACCGTCTGACCTCGATCCACCACCACGAAAGCGAGAACGACCATGGCCTACCAGATCCGTTACGACGGCGAGAGCCACCACCTCCTGCCCCTCCTCGGCCAACTGCTCGTCGAGGACCCCATCGCGAACGAGTGGCACGTCGAGGTCACCACCAGCGACGGGACGATGACCGAGGGCATCATCATCGCGGCACAGCCGTACGAGGCCGGAGTCGCTGGCACCGTCACGGTGCAGCCCTTCGACTACGACACGCACAAGCCGAAGGACGCGCCGCCCGTCACCATCGCCACCGACGACGTCACGGAGTTCGTCGTCCCCTGAGCCTGCTTCGGCCGGGCCCGACACCGTGCGGGCCCGCGCCGTGGCCGGTAGCAGCGGCACCGACCACCACGACACCACCGAGGAGCCACCCATGACCGCGACGACCACCACCACGACGTGCCGCTTCTGCGGGACCGGCATCGTGCCGACCGTGCCCGGCGACGGCGACTGGCGCGACCCCAGCCAGCCCGAGTCCGTCTCGTTCCTGTGCCGGGAGTCCCCGGTGAGCGTGCTCTACCACCGCCCGTGGACGCCGACCGCCCTGCCCGAGCACCTGACCGCCGCCCTGCCGACGTACGACGTGCTCGGCGAGACGGTCACGTTCAAGCCGGTGCGCGTGTCCGTCAACGTCGAGGTGATCGCCTACGTCCCCGTGGAGCACCCCGACCTCGTGGGCCGGATCGCCTACGAGGTGCGCGACGCCGTCGTCTACCGCGCGCCGTCGCACACCGACGTCGAGGACCACGACGCCCTGCTCGTGATCGACGAGTCGGAGGTGTCCGTGTTCAGCGTGACCGACGTGGACCCGTCCCGGGCACTGTCCACGGAGAACCTGCGGAGCCTCGTCGAGGGCCGCGCCGGCGAGCTCTGACCCCGGGGAGCCGCCGCATGGCGTGCATCGCCTGGACCCTTGCCACGTCGGGAGGGTCCGGGCATGCTTCCCTCATCGCCCCGGGAGCGTCCGGGGCCGGACACAGAGGGAGCCACCCATGACCGCCACCGCCACCCGCCGCGTTGCTCGCCCCAAGACCGACGAGGCCGCCGCCCGCCAGATCATGACCGCCCTGCTCGCCGCCGGGTACGTCCTCGCCCTCGTGGACGACGGAGAGGAGCGCATCCCGGTCGCGAACGCCGACGAGGCGTGGGAGGCCATCGACGCCGTGGAGGCTGCGACCCTGCACGTGACGCACCCGACGGAGGGCCGCTCGTGGCTCTACTTCGTCCTCGGCAACGACCCCGACGAGGTCCTGTGCGACCACGGCGAGAGCCTGTCGCCGGTCATCGACCCCGTGACGCACGCGTGGTGGGGCTGGAACGACTGACCCGCCCCGCGCCACGAGGCCCGGTCCCCGCGATGGGGGCCGGGCCTCTGCCATGTCCGTCCCGCGAGCATGCCTCGCCCCGTCCGCGTCCCGTCACCCGTGACGCGTCCCCTCGTCGCTCACCGCCTGCCCGTCACCCCTGACGACTGGCACCCGACGCCGGTAGCCGCCTCTGGCGTCGATGAGACTCCTCCCCTACCAGAGAGTGGGGGAGAGGCTGACAGCCCGGGAGACGCCCGCCTGGACCCCACCGACGCGACACGCAGCGCACGGCCTCGCACCACGCTGGGACTGCACACCAGCGCAACACCCCGCCACCCCCTCGACGAGCACGAATCCACGCTCCAACCGGCGGCCCGCCGTGTGGTTTGCGTGGGGGTTCTTCGCGCGTGCGCGGGTCCGTGCGCGTGAGCTGTGGGTCGGTCGTCCGCCCGCGATGGGCCGGGCCGGAGTGCACAGTGGCGCAAACCATTGACGGTGGGTGCACAGTCGCTAATGTCGGTGGTGTGAGGGGCCGAGCGTCGCCCCCCGGACACCGAGAGAGGTACACCCCATGACCGAGAGCATCGTCACCCCCGCCGCCCGCCGCACCGTCGAGTCGCTGGTCGGCGTGTGGTACCGGCCGCGGACCGGCACGCACGAGCGGTACACCGACGCCCAGCAGGTCATCCGCGGCATCGTCCTCGCCCTGACGGGGCTGCACGTCGTCGCGTGGGACATGGCCGGTGGCTGCTACGCCCTCGGCGTGACCCTGCCGGACGGTGCCGAACTGTTGATCGGCGACGGGGACGGTGGCCTGCCGACGTCGCTGGACCGGATGACGGCGCAGTTGGCGATGCCGGACGTGACGGACGCGCCCATCGCGGAGGTCGTCGAGACCGACTTCGTCGGGTTCACGACGTGGCTGGCCGGGCTCGACTTCACCGACACGCTCGGCGACGTCCGCGCCTGACCCCTCGCCCCACAGTCGCCCCGGGGCACCGCGCGCATAGCGTCCGCGCACCGCCCCGGGGCCCCCACCCTGACACACCCCCCGGAGGAGACACCCCATGCCCATGCTGAGCCCGCTGCCCCTGTCCCTGTCCGCTCCCGTGCTGTGGGAGCCCGCCCCGGCCGAGCGTGCCGCGCACCGCACGGCCTGCCCGGACGGGTGCCGCACCGTGGTCCGTATCCGCCCGCTCGCGTCGGACCTCGAGCATGCCCTGATGGTGCATCACCACGTGGTCGAGCTGCGCCCGACGGGTGCCCTGGCTGGCGTCATGCGTCGCCTCGCCGGCGTCCTGCGGGTCTTGTGACTGGTGTGTCGGGCCCGTGGAGGGGTCGGGCCCGACACACCCCCAAACCCTTGCGCGACTGTGCGCTAGGTGAGACGGTTCAGTCATGCCGGAGAGCGTCCCGGCCCGACACACGGAGGTCCCATCCCATGAGCATCACCGCCCGCCCCACCGTCATCACCGTCCCGCTCGACTCCGCCGAGGGTGTCGCCGCCCGCGTCCCCGAGGTCCGCGCCGGAGACGTCACCCACGTCCACGTGACCGGCATCCGCTCCCGCATGGTCGCCACCGACTACGAGCGCATGGAGCCCGTCTACGCGGCCGGTCGTGCCGCCCTCGCCGCCCGTGGCCTCGACGAGATGGAGTGGGCCGACTGGACCAACACCGAGCACTACGGCTTCGGCGTCTGCTGGCAGTGGATCCACCTGCACGACGGGCACCGCATCGCCCTGACGTGGGTCGACTGACCCTCACCTGACCGGGTCGGGCCCCCACCTCCACGGGGGCCCGACCCCACACCCCGCCCGCACCGCCCGCACCGCCCCGAGGAGACACCGTGACCACGTACATCGCCACCTACCGCCACCACTGCGAGACGTCCAAGCGTCCCGCGCCGCACGCCCTGACCGTCGAGGCCCGCACCGAGCACGCCGCCGAACTGGCCGCGCACGCGGCCGTGGACAAGCGCCACGGGTCCGGCGTCTACCTCGTCGAGGACGTCGTGCCCGCGCCCATGGTCGGCGACCGCGTCGAGTGGGTCGCCTGCGACCCGTGGGGGGCCCGTCACGCCCTGACCGGGAAGCTCGTGCGGATCTGGCCGGAGGAGCCCGCTGCCGGGGGAGGCCGGTTCCGGCACGTCACCGTGGCCGTCGACCTCGACACGGTGCCGGAGACCATGCGCGAGTGGTACGACCTGACCGCGTTCGTCGACATGGCGCAGGCGACGGCCCGCCCTGCCGCCCGCGTGCCCGCCTGACACGCCCTGGCCGGCCCGCCACGCCCGGGCCGGCCCGGAACCCTTGCGCACACCCGCTCAACGCGGGAGAGTCCTCTCACCGGCCCCGAGCGACGGGCCGACCGACACGCCGAGGAGCACCCCATGTACGTCCGCACCGCCGAGCGCACCAACCACCTGACCGTGTCCCCGTCGGCCGTCGACCTCATCGACATGATCGACGCCGCACGGGACGCCGCCAACCGCAGCGACGGCCG